TGCCCCCGCCCCCCCGCCCCTGACATTCCCTGACGGCTATGGCTTCGGCGTGGTGCCGGGCCACGCAGACAAGATGCTCTGGCGCTCGGTGCGCGAGGAAGACCCCGACACCGGGCAGGTCACGTGGGCCCGGCAGGGTTTCTCCAACATCCTGTTCTACCCGACGGTTCGGATCGAGAGCACCGACAGCAAGTTCGAGATGAACATCCATGCTATATACCCCAACGGTGACGAGAAGGACTTCGTCATCCCTCACAGTCTGGTCGCCGAAGGAGGCAAGCCGTTGAGCGCAGCACTGGCATCCCAAGAGATCGCGGTGGGCCCGGCCGCCCGCCCCGAGGTGGACCGCTACCTGCTGGAGTGGATCAGCGCCCTGCAGGACGGCTACACCAAGACCCCGGCCATCCGCCAGTTCGGCTGGCATGGCGACGACTTCGTCATCGGCAAGGACTACGTGGCCAAGGGTGGCATGCGCGCCGCCGTGGTTCACTCGGACGCCACCCCCAAGGCCCGCCACCTCGTCACGGGCGGTGACCTGCAGACGTGGGTCACCAACGTCGACCGGGCCTACAACAGGCCGGGCGAGGAGGGCCTGCAGTTCTGCGTGCTGGTGGCGTTCGCCGCCCCCCTGTGGCGGCTCTGGGGCCAGAACGGCGGGGTCACGGTCTTCGCCCACAGCTCCGGCTCCGGCTACGGCAAGACCACCGCCCAGATGGTCGGCCTGTCGGCATGGGGCAAGGCCAGCGAGCTGCTGCTGCGTGAGAGCAGCTACACCGAGAACGCCCTGTGGCAGCACCTCGGCATCATGCACAACCTGCCGGGCGTCATCGACGAGATGACGAACTGCAAGCCCGAGTTCGCATCGCAGCTGGTCTATGCGGCCTCGGCCGGACAGGGCAAGCTGCGGATGCGGGCCGAGGGCGGCGAGCGCGAGAGCCTGCACTGGTCGACGATCGTGGCGGCGTCGGGCAACAACCTGCTCAGCGACAAGCTGTCACTCCACCGCGCCAACGCCGAGGCGGAACTGGCCCGCCTGTGGGAGTTCACCCTCACAAAGAAAAGCACCATCCCGCCCAACGTAGCCGACCCCCTGTTCGCCAGCTTCAGCGACAACTACGGCCACGCCGGCCGGGTCTACGCGCAGTACCTCGTCGACAACAAGGACAAGGTGCAGGCCATGCTGTTCGAGATGCGGCGGGTGTTCAACCAGCGCGCCAAGATCATGCAGGCCGAGCGCTACTGGTCGATGCTCCATGCCTGCACCCTCACGTCGCTGGTCATCTGCCGCAAGCTCGGGCTGGTGTCGTTCGACGTCAACGCCATGTTCGACTGGATACTGCTCGAGCTGGAGAAGAACCGCGGCCAGATGATCTCGTCGGTCAGCAAGCCTGTCGAGCAGTTCGCCGACATGCTCACCGACATCTGGGCCGGGGTGCTGGTCACCGAGGGCGAGGGCAACCTGACCCACGGCGCGGCCGCAACGGTGGCCTGCCACCCCAAGGGGGGCGTCATCACCGGCCGCTCCATCCTGCCCGACCGCTACAGCTCGGAGAAACTGTTCATCAGCGTGGCGGCTGTCAGGGAGTGGTGCAGCCGCAAGGGGGTGTCCATGAAGGTCATCCACGACGAGCTGGTGCGTCACAGCTTCGCAGCGCCGGAGGTCAAGCGCATGTCGCTGGGCCGCGGCACGAACCAATACAGCAGCTTGGCCGGGCCCGTGAAGGTCTGGGAGATCAACCCGTCCGCCGTGCGGGACGCCGTGGGCATCAGCCCCACCGCCCCGAAAATCGTGAGCGTGCTCACGTCAAAGGTGGTCTGACCGTCTTGCGCTTTACATAAAGCGCGCATATCGTTCGGGCGTTGGCGCTCTCCCACTCCAACGTCCCGCGACTGACCCCGCCTTGCAGATGGACATGCAGGGCGGGGTTTTTCGTTCAGGTGCTGCGGCTCACGTCGAACCGGCCACGCTTCCACGTCAGGTACTCGGACGCCTCTTCGAGGTTAAAGAAGGGCTTAATGAACCGTACCGGGTCGTCGGCATATGCCGGGTCTATGACAGCGGCCATGGACCGGGCCCAGTTCGCCTCCTTGAAACCCTTCTCGCGGGCGTAGTGGTCGAAATCTTTGTAGGTCCCGACCCTGAAACCATGGCACAGGCGGCGCGGGTCGTTGTGCCACACAGGGATGTAGCCCGAGTGGTGCCTGTGGCCGCAGGCGAGGATGTGGTCGCGGAACCCGAACAGGGTCTCACGCACCAGCGCATGCGCCGGATTGAACTGCGAGCCGCCCGGGAAATCGTGCCTGCAGTTCATCGTGAACTCGACGTCGCCGGGCAGCACCACCCTCATGCGGGCCCCGACGTTCTCGTACAGCCCCGGCATCTTTTGCAGTCGGTGGATCACCTCGGAGACATCGCCCTTTTGCGTGTTCCACGTGTCATGGTTACCACCCACGGTCATCAGCCACGGCAGCTCTGACAGCAGCCACTCGATCAGCTTGAGCGCCTGCTTGGACGTGACCTCTTGGTTGGCGTACAGACCCATCAGGCGGCCGACCCAATTGTTGGTTGTATCCCCAATGTTTACAGCCATAAAGCCCTGCGTGTCCCGGCAGATCGCCACGTCCCGGGACAGGTCACCCCACGCGCAGCCGGGGTCGTCGATGTGGGGGTCGCCGAGAAAGGCAACGGCGATGGGGCCGTCGACGTTGATCTTGATGGTGTGCATCTTTGTCGCGGTGTCGTGGACCGCCCGCTTTGCGTGACGGGCGGTCAGCTCTGCGATCAGTGTCTCGGCGTCCGGCTCGCCGTCATCCGGCAGGGGGTCCACCGTAAAGGCAGAGGCGGCGCGTCTGGGCTGGTACGCGTCCGGGTCCACCTTCATGCCGTAGTTGGCTTCGGCAGACCGGAGCCGGTTGCGGACAGCCGGGATGGACAGGCCCATCCGCCGCGCCACCTCGGACTGGTAGTCCTTCGTACCCTCCGCCAGCACTTCCTCGCAAACCGCTATGGTCTGCTCAGCCAACTCACGTTTAATCGGGGGACCACCCATCCGGCTCATGGCACTGCTCTCCGCTTTCGTTGTTAGGTGTCGTCCTCTGAGCTGAGGCCGTAGATGTCGGCCAGTTCCTCGGCCGCGTCGGCGTTGCCCGGCGAGAACTGGATGCCCTCCACCGTGCGGGCTTCCTTCTTGGTCTGGGCCGCCGGAGCGCGCAGCAGCATGGACAGCGGCTGCTTGGCGTAGCCCTTCTCGGCCCGTGCCTCCTGCAGCGCCATCCACTGGGCCCGCAGCCGGGTCTGGGCGACGGTGTCGTTCTTGCGCACCGCCTCCACGTAGGCCCGCTTGACCCGCACACCCTTGCGCTTGAAGAACGTGTCGAGTTCGATCTTGCGGCCGACGGCTTCCTGCTGGTCAGCCCGGCGCGAGGTGCGCAGGCCGAGGACCCCGGCCGCCGTGGTGTAGGCGTCCACCTGATCGAGCACGTCGCCGCGCACGTTGGTGATCCCCTCGGTGCCCTCGCGGTAGGACCGCATGCCGTTGGCGATACCCTTGGGCATCATGGCCTCGAGGCCCTTGTAGTATTCGCCCTCACGCATGAGGCCGATGCCCTTGAACAGGTTCGCCCCCACGCCGCCGATGGCCGGGCCCGTCAGGGCGAACACGTACTTCTCGTAGCCCTGACGATCGAGGGGCGGGTCGGAGTAGGGGGCCAGCGACAGGGACGCGCCTTGGCCCAGCGAGCCGGACAGGTCCAGCCCCGCCAGTGTCGGCGCACCCTTGAGCAGGAGGTCGGCGATGGCGTCGTTGCCGATGGCCTTGCGCAACATCTCCTCGACGTCGTGGGGCTCGTCGTCATCCACCGTGTCGAGCACCGCCTCCAGCACCGCCATGGCCATCATGGCTCCCGGCAGGCCGACAGCGCCGGCGAACAGGGCAGCGTGACCCAGCAGGTAGGCGATGGTGCGACGTGCGACGGCCCGCTCCACCGGGTCGATGTTGGGCGCGAAGAACGCGTCCTTGATCGACTGGGCGTAGAGGGTGACCGTCATGATCTGGAACTTGCGGAACTGGGTGATCAGCCGGGCGAAGTTGCCGCGCAGGAAACGGGGAGCCGACGCCGTGCTGTAGTCGCCGTGGGTGTCGTCGATCAGCTTCAGCGCTTGGTTGGCCGCCGCGAACTGCTCGGGCGTCATCGGCGTCAGGTCGGGGTGGGCCGTGGCGAAGTCGTCGCGATAGGCGGTGTAGGCCCCGGGGTCGAAGTTGACCGGAGCCTTGGCCGTGGCCGCCAGCTCCAGATCGTAGACCATGACCGCCGTGGACAGGCGGTTGACCATCTCGGCCTTGCGGGTGATCCCGCGCAGCTTGCCGTCGATGGTGCGCCACACGACAGCGGCCGGGTTGTCGCCACCCGAGGTCCAGCTGCCCATGTCCTTGTCGATCCCGACGTCGAGGCGGTTACGCTCGGCGAGGAAGTGGGCGAGGGGGCGGTACTGCTCGTCGAGCTGGTCGATGTCCAGCGGGCCGGTGACACCGGAGCCACCCCATGCGCCGACGATTTGCTTGTAGCCCTTCATCAGGGTCGACATGGCAGGGCCGTAGCCGTAGCGGGCAGCGGCGGCCGGCACCGAGAAGACCATCGGCTGCAGCGCCTGCTGCAGGAAGTAGCTCGGGCTGGTGCTGAGCATCCACATGGACGTCAGGCTCGTGGCAGCGTCCACCAGCGTGTTGGGCGGGGGCTGGTCGAGGTTGGCTGCGTGGCGCAGCAGCACCTCGTTGAGCACCGCCTGACGGGGGCCGCGCATGGTGGCGTTCTGTGCCCGCTCGTCAGCCGTGGCCCCACGCACCTCTGCCTGCTGCTTGGCCTCGGCCAGTGCGTCCAGCACTTGGCTGTTGTTCTTGACCGCACCGATGAAGTGGGCGTCCGCCCGCCCCTGCTGGATGATACCCCGCATCATGTCGAGGTCCTCGCTGGCCACCAGCCGGCGATGCAGCTCGGACTTGCGAGCAGAGGTGGCGGCCAGTGCGCCGAGGTACATCTCGGTGGCCATCTTCTGGAGGCGGCGCGTGGCGACCGGGTCCAGTTCCTCGTCCTCGATCATTTTCTGCAGGCGCTGGAAAATGCTGAACATGGGTTGGCCAACACCGCGGTCCACGCGGTCGTCTTTCTTGAAGGCGTAAGGCACGTCGTAGGCGGCCGTCACACGCGCCAGCATGGATGCCTGCGCAGCAGCGTTCTCGGCAAAGTCGACGAAGTAGTGCCGGTCGTCCTTCTGCATGCTGGTCACGGTGTCCCACGTGCCCGTGCCGCTGCGCGCGGCCTCGACAGCGTCGAGGTAGGCTTGCGAGGTGCCGACGACCACGTAGTCCCCGAACCTGCGGAGAGGCGCGTAGGGCATGCCCTCGTTGATCGACAGCAGGGAGCGGAAGCGGGTCAGCTCCTTGGCCTTGGCCCGGGTCAACCGGGCAGCCTCGGCGGTGTCGCCAGTGCTAGTCGCGCCACGGATCAGGGCGTCGTACTCGCTGCCCACTGCTTCCATGACGGCGGCCTTCTTTTCCAGCAGCGTCTGGCGCATCAGGCTGAAGGCGGACTTGATGGCCTCCTGCGCCTTGACCGGCATGGCGTTGAACTGTGCGGCCAGTGCGGCGTCCACCTGCGGTGGGCTGGCCAGATAGCCGGGGTTGAACGCCCACAAGCCCTTGCGGGTCATGGTCTCGATCAGCTTGTTGGCGCTGGCCCGGGCTGCCACGGGCAGGGCGTCGGCGTCGGTGGACAGCTGTTCGAACTGGGTGTTGTGGCGGGAGACCACGGCGGCGCTCAGGTCAAGCAGGCGCTGGTAGGTGCGCAGGGCCGTCAGCCCCAGCTTGTCCCCCATCTCGATCAGCTTCGGGCTCATGACCGCCATGGCCGGGTAGCGCTGGCCCCTGTCGGCGATGACGTTCTTCAGGACGTTGCCTGCGCTCTGGGCTGTCGGGCCAAGGCTCATGCGGCCGGGGCCCTCACGCATCTGGGAGCTTGGGTTACCTCGCGCGCCGATCTTGCCGCTGTCGATGTCGTTGAAAATCTGGGTGAGGGACTGTTGGGGCCAGCCGCGCCCCGTGCGCAGGGTGTCGTGCAGCAGGTGGAAGAACCGCCCGATGCGATCGAACAGCGCCGAGGCGCGGCCCGGGAAGGTAGCGCGCTTTTGCGCCCAGTCCCCGAACATATCCGCCACCACTTCCTCGACGATGGCGTCCTCGTTCACGCTACCATCTTTGTTCTGGTAGGCAATATTGCCGCCGTAGCGTGCCTTGGCGTCCTCGAGCCGTGTGCCCGCGGACTTGGCGATAAGGGTGAGGGACGCCCACTCGCTGTCAGAGAACGCGCCCATGTCACGCAGGGCGTGGATGACCTCGTGGTTCAGCGTCCTGAGTTTACCATCGTTGCCGAGCAACAGGGTGATCAGGCGCTGGCCCTTCGTGTTGGGCCCGAAGTAGCCGGTGAACTTCTCACCCATGACAGGCTTGCGGACCATCAGCTGCACCGACGCCAGCCCGAGCGCATCAAGGCGGGCGCGGAATTTGGCGTAGTCCTCGGGCGAGAACTTGTCGGCCTTGGCGGCGTCGCTGGCCCTGAGGTAGTCGTCGATCTCCCGCGCCACGTCGGTCTCGGGCCGGTCGGTCTGGCGCTGGTCGATGTTTTGGCGGGGTCTGGCTCCGCCCTCGGGCTCAAGTTTAGCGATACGGTCGGGGCCGCTTGCAGCAAAGCGTCTGGCCTTCCTGCTCTCGATGTAGGCGTAATCGCCCTCGGCGACGCTGTTGTCCGACGGCAGCCGACCTACAGCGGCGAGCGTTTTGTCAAACGCTTCGGAGAGTTCGTCCAGCGCTGACCTGACCTGCCGGGTTTTACGAGGAGGCAGTTGGAACAGGCTCGCCATCCAGTCCATGATGCGGTCCCACGCGGACTTCCTGTCTGCGTTGACCGGCAGGCCATCCATGGCAGTGTTTTTGAGCACCCACCGCACATAGGGCTCGGTCAGTATAACAGCGGCAAACTCGTCCATGTTTGTCTTGGCGTAACTAAACATCTGGATCACGCCGCTGTGGAGGTTAGAGGCTTGATCGAGCAGGTTATCTATATGGTCTGTCGCCGGCATATTGACAAACTCGCGGAACAGCTTGTGCAGTTGCTTGATCTCTGCAGGCGCGTTGCGCAGCACTGTAACCGGAGTGACCTGATCGGACGTATAGCGCCGCAGCGTACCGATCCTCCCCCCGACCCACGCGTGGAAAGCCTCGTGCATAAACGCGACGGGAGACAACCCGTCGCGGAGGAGGTCGCCCATGTACGTGCCTCTGGCCTGTGCCAGAACCACCTCGTGGCGGCTGTCTGGGGACACCCCCTGCCGCACATACCCGTGGGCGTTCTCCAAGCCGGGTTCCGCGTCAGGGTTCTTGTCCAGCCAGTCTTCAGAGTAGACTGAAACGTCGATGCCTTTGCCGAGACCTGCGTCAAGCATGACCTGCGCCAGCGTCGACAGGTGCTCCAGATTTTTCTCGGGGTGCGAGGCGATCCACTCGATCGCGGGCTCCGCGTCGATACGCCTGACGTACCCCTCGCCGTCCAGATCATCGAGGACGTCAGGGTACGACGCCGCAAGAAAGTCGCCGTACAGGCCGCCACGAGGCTCGGGGTCAGCCGCCGTGGTCTCAGCCCGCGTAGTCTCCTTAGCCAGCTCGGCGTTCATCGCACTGGCGACCTTCAGGTCTGCCGGGTCCAGCGTGCCGGCCTTCAGCAGGCGTGTGCCGGCGTCCATCAGCTCGTCGAACGCTGCACGGGTCGGCGCGGCCTTGATGCCCAGCATGTCGCCGAAGAACTTGACGATCTTGTCCCACAGCGACGGCTTGGCGTCGGCGGGCTTGACCACCCGACCGTCCATGTCGTGGGTCTTGAGCCACTCCCGTGTGTAGGGGTCAACGAACACGCGCACCAGCAGCTCGTCCGGCGAGCCCCATGCCTCGCGGAGATTCAACATGCGCGGGTCGTCAAAAATGGGATCATCCGCACTTTTGTTTTCGAAGTCGAACTCTTTTTCCAGCCGACCGCTCACAGTCCGCCACAGCTCGCGGAAAGCCGCGACAAACGGCTCGCCTTCGACCGGAGCGATCTTCAGGATTTCCAGATTGCGGGAGAGGTACGTGCCGACACCCTCATACCGAGCCATCACCCACGCGTGGATGGCTTCGTGCAGCAGGGTTTCTTCGGATAGACCGTTGTTCCACGCGGTCTGGTCGCCGTTTTTCATCATCAGTTTAACGGCAATGTGGTCGCCCTTAAACTCTGTGAGACCTGCCAGACCGAACACCGCGCCGGGGGGAGCGATGGACAGCGTCGCGCCTTTACCGAAACCGCCCAACATCAGCAGCCGGGCGAGGTCGCGGTGAGCGGGGTTGGTGCTGTTGTCGCGCACCCACGCGACTGCCTTGGAAAGGTCAGCGTCGTAAAGCCACTGGCCCCGCTCGAACGCGTCCGCCACCCAGCCTTTCGGGCCGATGGCGTCGGCAAACGAGGTGCCGGCCAGCGCAGTCTTAGCCTTCGCGGCACCGGCCGCCAGCGTGGCGGCCGCGCCCATGAGGCCGCCCACCAGTCCGCGGCGGGTGACGGCTTCCTGTCGGGCGGTGCCTCCTCCAAGCTCAGCCTTCGCCTCTTCCTTGAGCCGGCTCTCGTACTCGTCGATGGCGAAGTTGAAATCAGTGTCGACGTTGCCCCAGCCCATGTCCTTGTCGGACATGGTGCGCTCGATCTCGGCCAGTGTGCCATCGTCGATGACGCCGGCCTTGTTCAGCTTGGCGGCGTAGGCCACAATTTGCTTGTTGGTCTTGTAATTCCCGGTGTCGATGTACTCGGAGAGGTCGTCGCGGATTTTGTCGACCTTCCTGTCGATCGCCTGCCACGCCTTCTTGACGGCGGCCATGGTCTCTTTGCTGGCCCGCTGCTCGGGGGCAGGTGTGGGCTCGGGGGCGGGCTCGAGCGTGGCCGCAGCTTTCGCGGCCTTCCGCTCCACCATCTTCTCGACGGGGTCGCCCTTGGGTTCGGGAGTGGCGTTGACCTCAGGCGCGGCGGCCCGCTGGGTCATGGCCCACTGCGCGCCCATCAGCCACGCGGTCTTTCTCGGGCCGTCAGGGGGAACCTTGGCGTTGAACGCGCCGGGGGTGAGCAGGCCCTGCTTGTACTGGACCTGCGTGCGGGCACCGTCCGCCAGTGCTGCGCGGATAGGGTCGTTGTCGCGGATGCCCAAACTGTTGGCGCGAGCCGTCGCCCACGCCACAGCATCCTCTTGGGTGATGCCGCCCGCAGGGGCCTTGAACTCGGGCGGTGCAGCGGGCTTCTCGGCAGTCGTGGTCTGGGTCTCAGCGGCCGGGGCCGACCGGGCTTGCGACGTTTTCTTGGCCGCCTCTGCGGCGGGCGGGGCTTTCGGTTCGGCTGCCGACGTCGAGACGATCTCGTTGCCGAAGTGGATGCGCTTGCCGCCGTCCCACAGTTCAACGGGCAGCAGTCCCACAGCAGGCGTGCGCGAGGGCGTGATGACTGAGCCCTTCACGAGTTTGCCGGCGTCAGGGCCCTCGACGTATTCGACCGCGTAGCTGTTGCGATCGCGGATCACCCGGGTGCGCGGGCCGCCCTTCGCCTGCATGATCGCCAGCGCGTCGGCCTGCTCTTTCGTGGCGTAGAAAGTGTCCTCGGACGTAGGTTGGGGGCCGCGCTCCGCCTTGCCGGGATGCTCCGGCCGTGCAGCCTTGTCGCGCGTGGTCGTGCCGTCAGCGTTGACCTTGTAGGTCGAACCCTTGGCGGTCTTGAACTCGGCGACCTTCTCGGCAGGCTCCGCCGTCGCCGTAGCCTCGGGCTTCTCTTTCGCCTTCGACGTGTCGGCCGCCGCTGCGGCCTTGGGAGGCAACGTCAGTTTTGCACGCGGCTGCGTCGGTGCGTCCGTTTTTGCCGGGGCGGGTTTGGGTTTGGGTTTGGGCTGGGCTGCCGCCTTGGCTGCAGCTTCCTCGGCAGCCCGCTGCTCGGCTTCTCTCGCCGCCTGCTGGGCCGCCCTGTTGGCTTCCCGGGTGGCCTTGGTCTTCGCGTTGGTCGCATCGCGGCGGGCCTTGGCAGCAGCACGCCGCTCCTCGGCGGCGTCGGCCGCCCGCTTCATGGCCTTCTCGACGGTCGCGGTGACCTTCCCCTTGGGGGTGAACATCTCCGTTTGCTTGGGCCCGGTGGGCATGGCATCCGCCGCAGCGGTCGCCAGCTTCGCAGCCTTGGCCGCACGACGCACGGCAGCCGCCTCGATGTTGGCGATGTCCTCGTCACTGTAGGTACGCATGACCAGAGGCGGGGCCTCGGGCTTGGGCAGCGGGGCAGGCCGGGGCTGAGGCTGGCTGCGCACGGTCCCACGCTCGGGGATCATGGCTTCCAGCGAGCCGACGCCATCTTCCTGCGGGCCGGGGTCGAAGTCAGCAAACTCCGGCTCAGGCTCCGGCATCGCTGCGAACGTCACGGCACTGTCGATTTTCTTGGTCTCGTAACCACGGAGCGTCGGCTCGAGGCCGTTTCGCTTCAGCAGCGCGACGAACCGGCGAACGGGATCGACGGTGTCCGGTGCATTGAGCACGTAATCGAGAAGGTCCTGCCTCTTGGCGTCCTCCGAAAGCTGAGCGTCCCTACGCTCAGTATCCGCCACGGTCTGCGCCGCCTGAGCAAACTGCGCCTCGGGCTGCAGGGCGTCCGGCGTCGGGATGGGTGCCGGGGGCTCAGCGATGGCCGGCGCTTCCTTGGCGACAGGCGGCGTGCGCAGTCCCTCGATACCACGAGCCGTGCCCATCAGGTCGCCGTGGGCCTTGGCGATGCCGGCCGCTGCGCCGAGGGCCGCCTCGCGGTAGGCGATCGTCTTCCCCGACAACTTGGCGGTCTGGAGTGTCTCCTGCGCGGCGTCGACGTAGGCGGCCAGCTCTTCGTCGTTGCCGGTGAAGATCAGGTTGTTGACCTTGTTGACCAACTGCAGGGACCAGTTATCCAGTTTGCCTTCGACCAGTTCGCCTTTCTTGTTCTTGATCCGGTTACCGGCCTCGTCCCTCGGGGCAACGGCTTCCCGCACCGCGGCCACGACGCTGTTCGGGGAGAACTGCGACCGCACCTCAGCCGTGGGAGCGTACTCGAACAGGTCCTCGGTGCGGTTGTCGCGCGGCGGCGCTGCCGCCATGTCCTCCTGCTGAACGACAGGCTCGGGCTCGACGAGCGGGAACTGGAACAGGTCGGACTGCGCGCCGACGGGGGCGGCGGCCATGTAGTTCGCGCGCTGTTGCGCGATGCCGTAATCCTCGAGGCCCCGGGCGTCGTAGGTCGGGCCGCCGATCTGCAAGATGTCGACAGGTGCGCCGGCCTGCATGGCGTTGGCCGTGGGTGTCGGGACCGCCGCAGGCGTACGCTTGACGTTGAACGGGCCGCCGACGCCGCCAGTAATGCCGCCGAGCAGGCCGCCGAGTGTCCCCGCTCGGAAATACTCGTTACCCGCATCCGGCGACACGAGGTCGAGCCCGGCGGCGTAGCGCTCGCCGGCCTGCTGCAGGACTTCAGTGCCGGCCTCCAGCGGAGCGGCGAGGGCCGCACCCTTGGCGGCGCGGGTCAAGACGTTGCCAGCAAACCCGCCTGCGCCGGGGATGAGCTTGCCGACACCCGGAGCAAACGCGGCCACCGGAACGTCGAGAAGCGACTGGACGCCGGCGATGCCGATGGAGCGGCCAGCCGCCTGAGCCGTCAGGTTCTTCTGGCCGTCCTCGGTCGCACGCGCGACGTTGGACCCCACGTAGAAGGGCGAGCCGACAGCACCAGCGCCAAGACCCGCGCCGATGGCCGTGCCGGGGCCGGGGCCCGCGAGGGAGCCCACCGCACCGCCGACCAGACCGCCAGCAACCTGCGCGACCATCTGGGGGGCCGGGTAGGCGAGGTTCTCGTAGATGACTTGACCGAGCGGAGCGTTGTCGAACCACGCCGGGCCGCCGGGCAGGAGTTCCTGCTGGCGGGCGGCGCTCTCGCGGAGCTTCTGCTTGTAGTCGTACTCCTCACGCGCCGTGGTGCCGCCGGTGACTTGGCGCACGGCGTATGGTAGGCCGGCCGTCAGCCCTGTGGCCGCTGCGTCGAAGCCTGCCGCGAAGGGCTTGCGCTTGCCTCCGACGGGCGGGGCGGGCGTGTAGCCGTAGGCGCGAAGTACGTCGTCAGGCGTCTCGTCGCCACGCGTGACGCCGAAACCGCCGCCGGGTAGCGGGACGAGTTCTCCGGGCATTACTTCTTATCCCACACAGAGGAGATATAACGCAGCGCCGCAGGCGACACGATGCTCTTGACCGCCGGGTAGCGGCTGAAGCGCTGCGCCACGTCCAGTGCCTGCTCGCGGGTGGCTGTGCCGTTGGCCACCGCCTTGTTGAGCGCGTCGACTTGGGGCCGGGCTTCGCGTACGCGCTTGTCGGCCTCCGCTTTCCCCGCTTTTTCGCCAGCGTCGCGCATCATCTTTCCCACGTCTGGGAGACCGACACGCACGGGCGGCTGTGCCTTGGGGGCGGCCACCGGCGTTGCCGCGGGGAGGCCGAGAACCTTGCGCGCTGCGGGGGACAGAAAGATTTCTCCGGCCGGGTATCTGCGAACACGCGCAATGTCCGACGTCGTGACCCTCCCGCTTGCAACAAGCGCGTTGAACTGCTCGACAGGTTTACGCTGCATCTCGGCGTTTACCTGCGACATCCCCTTGCCGGCTTGGTTAAGGGACCGACTGAGCGCGCCGCCTGCGCTAGTGTCGACAACCGTGACACCGTCCACAACCCTCTCTTTCGGATCAGGACGCCGATCGCCAGCGGCTGGCCGTTTTTCTTCTGTGGAGCCTGTCGAGGCGGCGGCCCCCTCGTCGGGACGCGGCCGTACCAACTGACTGTCGAGGTACGCCCTCGCCTGACCCGACGAGTTTTTATAGTAAATCCGCAGAGCCGGCAGAGGGTCCTCGTTGCGCTTTGCCGCGTCCACAACGATCTGGTTAACAGACGTGTCGACGCGGTCCCGCGTCTTTTGGTCAACAGCCGGCGTCGTGCCGGTGAACCCTGCAATCTTGGGAGACCACGCAGGCGAGGGCTCGACGTGGACATGGTCTCCCTCGTCCACGACATCGTAGCCTGCGCCGAACGTACCCTTGAGCTTGGCCGCCACCTGCGCGGACGTCATACCCTGCGGGATGCGGAAGTCGCGGGCTGCGCCGTACTTGTGGTAGCTGTCGCTGACGCCGCCGGCCTTCTTGTTTGCGGCCTCGTCCCTGAAGTCGCTCGTCACGACCAGTCCCGGGATGGCCTTTGTAGCGGCCTCCGCGATGTAGGAGCCAACGGCGGGGTCGCGCGCTGTACCTGCGACAGCTCCGGCGATCTTCAACCCATTGATGTCGGTCTCCTGCTCTGCGGCGGTAGCGCCCGCAGTAGCTGCGCGGAGCTGCGCGGGGTGCAGGGCGGCGGCTCGGGCTTCTGCGGCAGCGGCGCGGGCGTCGTTGTTGCCGGCATATTTCAGGGTGAGCGCGCGAAACGCATCCTCGCTGGACTGCGTGAGGTACGTCGCAAATGCCGCCGGGTCCGCCAGTGCCATCCCCCGCTTGAACCACTCCGTGGCGGGCAGCGTTTGAGGCTCGCCGACAGTTATCAGCCCTTTGTCGGTGCGCGCCTTGAACGTCATCATAGCGTTGCCGGTCTTGGCGTCGTACTCGAACGACGCCTCCTGCCCGTCGGGCAGACTTTTGTAAGCCGTGTTCGTAAGTGACTGCAGCCCTTTGACGGGGTCGGTCTGGAAAATCCCCCACGCGTCAACCACCTTCTGACCGAACTCGCGTGACTTCTTGACCACCTCGCGGTCTTCCTGAGCGTCTGCCGTGGCGTTCAAGCTGACGCTCATCGCTGTGTCGAACTCACTCATGGCCGACGCCATGGCGCGGGTGCGCGCGGAGCCCTGCAGCTCTTCGACCGCGTCCTTCGGCATGTAGCGGATCGTGCCGTCGACCATGGTCGGGACGACGTTCTCCGCCACAGGGCGCGGGGGTTGCGCCGGGGCCTTCGGCACCAGCAGCTCCTGCTCAGGCGGACGGAAGGGCAGACCCTTTGGAGTGTACGTGGCCCCCTCCAGCTGCGGCTTGATGCCGGGGTTGTTGGGGTCGAACGGGAGCCCCGCAGCCTGCACGGTTTCGCCCGTCTTCCACGGTAGGTCCGCAGTGATGGTGGGGGCGGTGTCGATACCTGCCCTGACGGGGTTGGCGTTGTTTTCGGGCGCGAGCACCGGGTCCTTGACCTTGAAGACAGATGCGTTCACGGCTTCGCGCTGCCGGTCGAGCCGGTCGCGCTGGGCCTTCTGGTAGTCCGCATCCTCCTGCGCACGCGCCTCGGCGGCTGCCGCGCGCTCATCCGCCTTCTCTTGGCTCTGCTTCTGCTTGAGCATGCCGTAGGTCGAACTGAAGGCGGACGAGAAGCTGTCGCCGAAGGATGGAAGGCCGGCCATGGTTTACCCCAGCTGTGCGTAGTCGACGTACATGTAGCCGTCGTTGGTAAAGCCGACCGCTTCCGGCCGGACGGTCATGACCTCCTGAGCCATGACACCCTCGTAGACGGTCGGGTCGCCGACGTAGGTGAACCGATAAATGCCGAGCCCCTCGGGGGTGTGGCCGATCAGCTCGATGTTTTCCTTCAAGTGGACGTCCGAGAAGCCGCCAGCGGCATAGACGCCTGCCGCCGAGCCCGCCATGGAGCCGAGGCCGCTGTAGAGCGCCGCCTGCTGCTGCGCCTGCGCGTTCATGGCGGTGTTGCCGAGGCTGGTGTAGGCGTTGAGGTTCTGGCCGTAGCCCTGCAGACCTGTGTTGAAGCCCTGCATCATGCCGCTGCTCGCGCCAGCCGCTGCGCCGAGCGCGCTGTTCGCGACGCCTGCGCCACCCATCGCGTTGCCCTGCGCGCCTGCGCCGAACTGGAGAACACCTGACTGGCCGCCGCGCCCGAAGTTTGCGCCGTCGGCGGTGAGCTGCATGCCCAGCTGGCGCGCTGCGCCACGGGCCCGGTTCATGGCCGACGCTTCCTGCGCTGCACCCATGACCGACGCGTCGGTCATCGCGCTAATGGCTGCCGGGGATGTGGGGTCGATGCCGACAGCCGCTTGCCGACGACGCAGCGCCTCAAACTGGTTGGCCTGCGCCACGCCGAGGTCGCCCTTGGCGGCCATGGCCTGACGCTCCATCTCGGCGGGCTCGGAGTACTTCGACACCATGTCGTAATAGCGCTGCTCGGCGGGGATACCGAACTCCTTGTAGCGCTCCATGGAGAGGTCCATGCCCGCCTTGTTCGTGGCGTAAAGCTCGCCGAGCTGGCCTTGCGTCTTGGCAGACGCCTCAGCGCTCTGCCTCAGCAGCGGAGCCACGACCTCCATCTGGTATTTTTCGGCGAAGGCGATAGCCCTGTCGGCCGTCTCCGCGCTCTTGGCAGCGGCTGCGCCGATCTGGGGGTCGTACGGGTTATCCGTGCCTTTGCCGCCGCCACAAACGTACCTGCGATACATGCTGACAATGTTCCTTGTGCATCACATAGATGAAAACATCGCCGCCGTCGGCTGCGGCTTGCGCCAGCGTAGCCTCGTGGGTGAACCCTATATGCTTGATAAATCGGTGGCAGTCTACATTTGATGCTTCAACCCAGCACGTTACGCGCCGCACCCCGCACTGCTCGAACGGGTAGTGGAACACCCAGTACAGGAAATCCCTGTTCAGCCAGCGCCTGCCGGGCTTGGCGGCGCAGTGCATGAACATGTTCGAGCCGTTGTTCTCGACGTACAGGGTGGCCGCGATGACCTCGCCGTCCTTGCGCAGGACGATGCCCTTCTGCCTGTCGGCGCGGTAGAGCGAGTAGAAGCTGGTGATGAAATCCCACGCGGCCGGCTCGTCGGACGAGACCTCCAGCGTCACCGGGCGTTGACCCTGTCGACGAGCTGGTTGACCTTGGCGATCACGTCAGCAAGCGTCGCGTCGGTCGCCAGTGGCTCGATCACGCCGCCGCGCACGCCGCCCAGCATCTCGAGGTGCGTCTTGAGAGCGTCGAGGAATTGGGCCATCTCGCCCATCACCAGCGGGGTCGGCGGGATGCCGGGCTTTTTCACTGGTGCAGCTCCACCACCGTCGTGGCCAGCTGCACGGACCTGACGTCCATGGTGCCGGCGATCGCCACCTCCAGTGTCCGGCAGCGGAACGACGGGATGCGCACCGGGTCAAACGACGTGATCGACAGCGTGGCCGCCAGCTCCCCGTCACCGTAGAGCAGGACTTGCGCCGTACGCAGGGATGCCTGCGCCGGGAGGTTGGTCATGCGGCTGCCGTTGACGTCGTAGGTGTTGAGCGCCGTAGTGTTGAGAACGCCGTCGAGGGCCCCGCCTGCGAAGATCACGGCGTTGGACGCGGAAACCGCGGCGACCGCGGCGGCGTAGTCGGCGGCGTTGTTTTGCTGGTCGAAGTTGGCGTCGAGCTTCAGGGCCGAGAAAGTCGTGCCCTGCGGCAGGACAAAGCGCTTGGACTTCCACTCGTACGTCAGGGGGTTCAGCTCGTCGGCGTCGGCCTCGTAGATTTTGTTGTCCAGCGGCGAGACGTAGTAGAGCTTGGCGTCACGGCTGTCGACGTGGACAGCGCTCGCCTGCAGCGACGCGTGCGACAGGGCGGGGATGTCCTGCCGGCTGATCACAAGGGCGCGCTGGTCCTCGTCTGTCGTGTTGTAGGTGCCGATGTAGCGGCCGTCGTAGATGACGCTGATCAGGTCGTCCGGGTTGACGTCCTGCCACTCGTCGCGGCGGTACAGGCCGGTCGTGATGACGCCGCGCATCCCGGCCCCGATACCCACGAGACCGTTGGGGCTGGCGTAGACCACGCCGAACTCGTCGCTGACGATCGACCGGGCCGAGACGCAGGGCTCGAGGATCGGCACCCGCTCCATGGACATGAAGCCGGGGACGCCGCCGCTGATGACGTAGGGGTAGCGGTCGGTCAGGACCACGACCATCGAGCCGTAGACGCCGAGGCCGACGATCGGGGAGGGCGTGGTCAGGACGTACCTGATGGGCCACGCGTGCGGGTAGTAGGGCTCGGAGAAGCAGATGGTGTTGCCGGTGAAGCCGACCAGTGTGCCGCCGGGCAGGGCCTGCAGGCCCTCGAGGTCGGTGGGCGGCGGCAGCCAGCCGAGGGTGGGCAGGACTTCGCCGAGCTGGGCGGCGGTCTTGGTGTCGTTGTAGGTGACGGGCAGCGAGGCTGTCGTGATCTCGGCGACAAACTGGTAGCTGTCCGTCGTCGCCCCGGTGACCGTCCGATAGATGCGGATAGCGTTGATGCCGTAGTCAGGGGGGGCCGCCGGCGGGGCGGTGAACGCTGACACGTTGCAGGTATCGCCGGTGTAGATGGTCACGACGGACGAGGCCGGCGACGGCGCGCTCTCTTCCCGCAAAGTGCCGAAGGTCGTCACGTAGGTGTAGACGTACGCGCGGCTCTCGGGGTCGAGCGTGCCTGTTCCGGAGCGCGCCACGGTTGGGGCCACGGTTGGGGCTGGCACACCCATGGGTCGGCTGGCCCGGGGATAGACACCCGAGCCAGTCGACACCAAGCTGTAGTTCGTCTTCTTCGGCCCCCCGTCGCCGGTGTAATAGAGCCGATAGTCCGTCAGGTCGGCGGACGGAGACTGCACCACATCAACGACGCTGCTCCATGTCAGCCACAGGGCAGCGGCGTTGCTGTAGTATTTGTAGATCGTCGCCACGTTAGTCAACGGCGGCGTCGCCGTGTTGTGACCGTTGTACTCGTCGGCGGCGGGGCCGCGCCAGTAGCGCAGCTCGCGGGAGTACAGCTTCACATTATCGGCCGTCTGTGCCTGCGTATCCCCAAGCATGGTGGCGGACTGGCGAGGAGCCAGTCCGTCGAAGCCCATGATCTTGAGGGACGGCATATGCGCAGGTTACCGTGGGCTGTTGGGGGGGTTGATGCCGGCGCGGAGCGTTGCCCCTAGCACGGCGGTCAGGACCAGCTGGGCGGTGTCGGCCAGTGAGGCGTCGCCGACAAAGTAGGTGGCGACCGCGCTGAGCACGGCCACGGCGGCGACGATGTAGGTCTTGTAGCCAGCAAACATGGTGGTCTCCTAGAGCGTCCCGCCGTTTTGGAAGTAGGAGAGCGGGTGGCCTCCTGTAAACTGGAAATGCGCCATCTCCTTGAACCGGAGCCAATCGCCGGCCCACTCAAGCCCTGCAGCCTTACCATGCGCGCCGACGCGCTGCCAGAGAAGACCGTCAGCGCCGGCCGTGCCCCACACAGGCTTACCCCCGCGCAGCGGGACAACGTCCAGCGCGAGGCGGTAGTTATGGAACGACTGGCCGGCCTTGGCGTTGGTGACCTTGCGGACTTTCGCACCGTTCTCCCACAGGACCGTGCGGCCCCGGGCATAGAGGCGGTTCTGCTCCTCCGCGTCGCGGAAGGTGCAGGTGACCAGCAGGTCGATGTCGTCGGCCGCGCAGCGCTGCAGGAAGTCCTGCGCCATGCGCTTGACCGTGGGGTGCAGGACTTCGAGTGAGCGGCTGCTGATCATTATGCGTCTCCGATGGTGAGCCAGTGGACATAGACTGTGCCGCCGTCGCTGCCGCTACTGTCGACGCCCACGTTCATCCCGGTTGTCGTGACCGACGTGAAGTAGGGGGCGCAGTTTTTGCCGCCGCCTCCGGTCGAGGTGTAGCCGGTGTCGATCCCTAGAAGCACGCGGGTTGTGGTATTGGCGTAACTAGTGGCGAAGGCCACGGCCGCCGGGTATATCGCTGTGTTGCCGACCGTGCAAAGCACAGCACCCCACTGGATAAGCACGCCGCCCACTTGCAGCTTGCCGGGGTTGTTGCCGAGGGTCTGCGCGATCCCCAACGCGATGCGCGCCTCAGCCGCCGTCTCGCCGCCCGTGCCCCCCGACGCGACCGGGAGCGGATCAGACAGGCCGGTGATGGTGCCGCCGGTGATGGCCACAGCTGACGCGGCCTGCGTCGCCATGGTGCCGAGGCCGAGGTTGGTGCGGGCCGTGGCGGCCACCGCAATGTCCGACAGGTTGTTGGTCTTCACCAGCGCGCTGTCGGCAGCGAGCAGCGGGCCGTAGGTCACGCCGTTGACGCGCACATACAGCCCGGCCGTGGTCGTCCACATGTCGCCGTTGGCGAGGTTGGTCGTCGGCGCAGCACCATGCGGCAGATTAACCGACGCGTAACCAGACGCGCCGGCGTCCGGGGTGGCCCCTTTGATCGTCCGGTTGGAACGGATCGCCCCGCCGTTGAAGTCCACGCCTGCGGCGGGCATCGTGACGGCCACCGACCCGAGGGTGATGGTGTCGTCCGAGGTGCCGAACGTCATGTTGCCGTCCACCGTGAACGTGCCGGTGATGCCCACGTTGCCGGTGATGGTCCCGCCTGCCGTGCTCAGCTTGTTGGCCATGCCGGCGGCGGTGATGCGCAGCTCCGCTCGGCTACCGCTGATGTAACTACGCGCAGTCGTGCCCTCCTGCGCGCGGACGACTGTAAGTGCGTTGGAGACCCGTGCCGTACACTTGACGATCTCGATGTTGTTCGAGGCGTCGACGAGCGTCAGGTAGAAATACTGGCCGGCGCTGGGGGTAGGGAACGCGCTACCTGCTACGACAGATATGGACGTGTCGACCGCGCTGATGCCTGCCGAAAGGGTGGTAGTTGCGTTGTTCGCGAACAGGGCTGTCATTTATGCCACCGTGATCGACCACGTGATGGACAGGGTGTCCGTCTGGGCCTTCTGAATAACCGCAAACGTGGTCCTGCACAACATGTCGCCGCCTGACGAAGCGTTGAACAGCCCCACCTCCCTGATCTTGCCGGTGCCGACGCCGGCCGGCAGGGTGGCGGTGTAGGTCAGGACGCCAGCGGCAGCCGCAGCTGTGAACGCGTTGGCGGTGCGGGCTGTCTCGTTGGACAGGGCGGTCTGGGTCACAGCTGTCGCTGTGTCGGACTTGCCGACGGCGAGGTAGCCGACGGCCGCCTTCGACGGGGTCGCGAGCATGCGATCGGCGATCAGCACCTTGCCTGCCGTCACTACCATGTTCGTGGCCGTGATCTCTGCGAGCAGCGTACCGCCCGCGTTGCGGTGCTGGAGCACGACGCTGCCTGTCGGCGTGACGGTCTCCGCGAAAGCGTAGGCGTAGGCGATGTCGACGTCGGTGATGATCGCGTCGATCTCCGGCGCGAACGCATCCATCGTTGTCTTGGTGTCTACACCCTCGAGGCGCGCTGCGATGGTCATCCGGTGTGCGCCCCGCTCAGCAGGTTTGTCAGCCAGCCCTTGATGCCGGTGATGATAATCGTGCCGAACACGACGATCGCCGCCACAAACCCCATGCCCTTGGTCTTGAGGTCGAGGAGGCCCCGTACGTCGGCCTTCAGGCGCAGCAGCTCGCCCAGCAGGCCCGTGCCGCCTTTGCCGTCAGCGGACGGCGTGCCGATGGCGTCGAGCATCGCCTTGTGCTGGCTCTGCAGCTCATGCACCGCGCCTCGGATTTCTTCGCGAAACTCCGCCGCCTCCAATCGGTCGTGGTTCAGGGCTTCCTGCTCGCTTTTCGTCAACGCCATCCTTACCCCCGTCTCACGTAAATCATCGGTGCGTTAGTCGTCTGCCCGGTCAAGGTCGGGATCGTCGTCGGCAGGGCGCCGTAGGTGTGGGAGCCGGTCCAGTGGCTGATGCCCGTCGTGGCGGTCAGGGAGGCCGAGCCGTTGACGCGCTGCAGGGTGACGGGGTCCGATGTGTATGCGCGGACGGTGATGCCGTGCGACGCCACTAGCGCCAAAAACTGGTTGGGGCCCAGTCGCCGGCGCGTGCCGTCCGTCGAGAACGAGAACGCTTTGAGCCCTGCGGCGGTTGTATCGATGGTCGCACTTTCCTCAAGCAGTGCGCCGACGTTGCCTTCCGGCGTGCCTTGATACACCCCCAGCCGCAGGGACGACGCCGGCACCGCAGCGGTCACTTCGATGGCAGGGCCAAGCGACTTGACGTGGCCATCCCACCCGAGAAGGTACAAGGTGTCAGGGATGAGAATGAGCGTGTTGGTCCCAAAGCCCAGACCCGTCGGCGGGTAGTAATCCACGCCGGAAATGTTGCGCAGCGACGGGCCGCGCAGCGGGTAGCGGTGCATGCTCCCTGACGTGTTCTCGCGCGTCTCGGCGTACAGCTCGGCGTCCCGGCCGTTGGCGTCGGTGACGGCGTACAGCCGGGCTTTTGTGCCCGGGCCCGGCGAGGACGGGTCGTCATTGACCCAGATCAAACGCCCAAACTCGTCGCTGGTGAGGGACTGCTTGCCTGTGCCCAGCACCAGATCGCCGACGCCGGGCAGGCTCACCGCATACACCGCGGCGCGGCCCGTCCCAATGACAGGCACGCCATCCAGCCGCAGCCGGCTAATCTCCGCGCGCTTGGCGCGGTTGCTGTCGGACCTGCCGATGCGGATGATCTTACCGCTGTCAGACGACGTCGTGTAGGTAGAGGTGACCACCTCCATGTCGCCGTAGAGGCTGTCGTAGGTGTTGTCCGTGATGCTCGACACGTTGTTGTCGGAGATGCAGCAGAGGTTGAAGTCCTGTATCCGGCCGCGAACGACGCAGCCGCTGTATTGCCGCGCCATGCCGATGTACGACTTGGCTGTCCCCACCTGCGTCGCGCCGTTGAGGTCGACCCGGACGTCACCCGACCCGACCGTGTAGAGGCGCAGCGCCGTGCCGTAGTCGCCGGCGTTGGTGTAGTCGCAGACATCGTAGCAGCGGATGGCCAAGTCGGCGAAGTCGATGTTCTGGATGTTCGGACCAGACCAACCGCCCTGCACCGCCACGTCGCCGATCGCGCGCCGGATTTTCGTGCCCGACGACGAGCGCGCAAGGCTCAGGCTGTAGCGATGGTTGTCCTTGAAGCGCAGGCTCCGCAGCTCGATGGACCGCGAGACGCCGAAGTTGACCTCGCTGCTGCAGTCGATGCCCGGGCCGTACTGTGTCGCGCTCGCGGTAGCGTTCGCCGCAACCGTCGTCGGGACAAGTCCGGTGATTTCCGACGTGCCTTCCAGCACGAGGTCGCCCGACCAGCCGACGTTGACCAGCGACCCACGCCACGGGCCCGACACCTTACCGATCTTCAGATAAGTGTACGTGTCTGCGTTTTCCGGGCCATACAGGGAGTATGGCGACGTACCGCTCTTCTGGCGGCCGAAGAGGTTGAGCGGTGTCGAGACAGGCTCGCGCAGCCCGGTCGAAGCGCCGTAGGCGATCGGGTTGATGTACTCGAACTCGATCTCGCGACGCACATTCGAGGCCGTGATGAATGGGCCTTCCCTCCAGACGGAGCCTACCGTCAACTTGCCTTTGACCAGCCCGTTGCCGGAGATGACGATGCCGCCCTTGTACAGCGAGCCCAGCGGGTTGTTGGTGGCGTTGTAGACCCCGTAGTCAGGATCGGCGCGCATGTCGGCGTTGCCGTAGGTGTTCTTGACCCGGAGGTCATCGAACAGCACTTGATCGTAGCCGGTGACCTCCAGCGCCGCCGCCGCCGCCGGGTCCGCGCCGGTGAAAGTCGAGAAGTCCCACGCGCCTTGGTCCTTACCTCCGTCGACAATGAACGTGCCCTTGAGCTGGAACGTCCCGCCGGTAGACGAGTTGGCTTTCAGGAATGCCTTGGTCGAAGCGCCACGTGCCGTGGGCGTAACCGCCGCTGCGGCTGCGGTCTGCTCGATCCCGCACAGGATGGTGACCGGCCCGCCGACAGCCTCGATACTGATCCAGTCGTAGGTCACCGACTTGATGGTGGACACAGCCGCGTTAATCACTGCTCCCGGCGTCGTGGGCCAGTAATAGATTTTGTCGGGCCCGCCCTGCACCTGAACCGTCAGCCGCTCTTCGGCGGCCTGCGCCAGCGCGGCAGCGAACGCGGCCGAGCAATCAGTCGTCCCGTCGCCAACCGCTCCGAACAGGCTCAGGTCCAGATACCCATTGGGGACGTGGTCCAGAACCCACCCGCCGTCGTAGACGTGCTTGATCGGTGCGTCCGACCGCGTGACCGTGGAGATGGGCACCCCGGCGCTGGTCTGAATCTTCAGCGACCCGCCGACCTGATCGACAATGACCTGCTCCAGCGTCTCGCCGGTCTCGGCAGTAGACGGCATGGCAACGGTCAGGGCGGAGCCCGCTGTGGTGTAGGCCAGCCGGGCGCCGAACAGCTTGCGATCGACGCCGTCGCCGCCCGTGGTGGTCGCAGAAGTCCACGCGCCGCCCGTGCCAGAGATGGACACAGCCTGCCCGTCCGCCGCCGGGCCCGTCGTCTTGGCGTAGACTGTCAGGGTCCGGCCAGACGAAATGGCGGAGAACGTGTCGTGGTCGTTGTTGCCGTTGTTGTAGATCGCGTTCGCGCCCGATACAGCGGTGGAGCCGCGACCGCCCAGCAGCTCGTTGTTGATGGCTGCACGCAAGCGCTTGATCGAGGTGGAGAGGCCGCCCTCCGCCGTCGTCGCAATTTTGAACTCGTCGCCCGATCCGGTGAGGGCTGTACGGGCGGTGTATGGCCGCGCGCCCGGCGTCGTGACAATCTGCCCGTTGACGAAACTGGTCCCGTACTCTTCGTCGATGACCGTGGTGTCGTCCTCGTCGCCGCCGCTGTCCATGATCAGCGTCGCGTTGGAGCGGGTCAGGAATGACGGTGCCGCCGAGAGCGGGACCACTCGGACACCGTTGGTCAGGTTGATCTGGTTCGACGCGCCGAAGCTCTCGTCGTCGATGGTCGTGCCTTCGGTGTAGCCGTCCGTCAGGAGGCGGGCATCCACTTCGAAAATGTTCCCGCGCGAGGAGCCGGAGATGGCCGCAATGGTCGCGTTGGTCGAGCAGCGCACGGGGGCGAAGCGGTTACCGATCGAGGGGCCGCCGACAAGGCCATCGGCCGGGAACTCGTACATGGTCGCCGATGTGTCGCCTGTGTTGAGGAGCGAGCCGGGACCGAAGGAGCAGCTATCTGCCAGCGCCAGACGCACCATTGCACTCGCCGAGGAGAGGCGGTTGCACGTGACGTCAATCCCCTCGAGCCGCAGCCGGTCGGCACCGTTGATGTCCACCGCCCTCAGCGCGTCCTGCGACACGGTCGGGGTTGAGGCCCTGTGCTGCGCGCTGATCCGGCCAACACTCAGGTCGTAGCAGTCTGTGAAATTGGCGACAAACTTGGAGCCCGAACCCGTCGCCTCGGTGTTGAGCACTTGGTCGACGGACGTGATCGGGCCCACGGAGCCGGTGCAGTGCACAAGCCCCAGCATGGACTGGACCTGCTCGCCCACCATCGGGCCAAGCGCGAGGGATGCCTCGCGCGCCTTGATGAACGGCCCGATGCCCCAGAACCGGGCCTGCACCGACCTGATCTGCAGAGCGGTGTTGACGTTGCCGGCGGCGGCGGAGCCTGCCACGTACACGCCGTGAGGCGCGCCTTGGCTGTCGCGCGTACCGTTGGTGTTGCAGGTCACCCGGTCGATGGTCGTCGCGACGCCCTTGCCGAGGTAGCCGAAGCGGATGTCGTCAGTCACTTCGACGCTGTCGACGTAGGTCCCAAAGCCGTAGACATCCTCGCCCGTGCGCGTGCCGCCTTGGTCGTTGATCAGGGCGACGAGGTGGTTGCCGCGAGGGCCAAGAATCTGGGTCCGGCTGCACCCGTCCATCAGCAGACCGGACGGCCGTCCGTTGGAGCTGATCTGGCCAAGAGTGGCGAACGGGCTGCTCGTGTAGACGGCGTTCCACCTCTCTTTGAAGGTCGCGGTCGACGTCCCGGAGTTGGATATGTTGACCCCGTAGGCGAGGTTCCACGCGTTGATCCACGCGATCATGTCGCTGTTTGCGCTGACCACCGCCGTGCCCGCGGCGTTGAGCGTGTGCGTCCACCCGATGTCCGGCCGGGCGATGCCTGCCAGAAACTGCTGTCGCAGGTCCATGCCGTGGATAATCAGCCTGTCCGTCTCAAGCATCCGCAACAGGCCGCGAGACGGGTTGTTCGTCGTCAGCAGCGCGCCCGGCGAAAACGCGAGGCCGCCCAGTCCCGAGATGTCAATCTCGGTCGGCGACGACAGCATGTCGAGAGGCCATGTCCCGGGCGGGATAACGGGGTACTTCCCCGCCAGCGCGTCGACCGCCGCCTGCAGGGCCTCAGCGCTGGCCATGTCATTGGCCGTCAAGGTCTCGGTCGCACCTGTAGGGATATAGGGCGCTGCCGGTGTCTGGACGCCGTCGACATTCGCCCTGACGTCGAACTTGAGCAGGTCGTAAACCGTCTGCGTCGTGTCGTCCGCGTAGTCGATCGTGATCTCGGCCTCATAGTAGCCGGGGTCGACGTTCAGCGCTCCGTTAGGCCACACGAACCTGACCCTGCCGCCTTGCCCAGCAGTCGTGACAGTCTCGTCAATCGACCCGTCCTCGGCCACCGCGCCGGCCAGCTTGATCCCCGTGATCTCCTGCAGCGTCTCGCCGTCAGTTGGACGGAACTTCAGCTTGACCGACGTGCCCCCTCCTGACACGTCGATGCCTGCGCGCGTGTCAGCGTCCACCAGCACGATGGTGATGTCGGGGCGGGTGTCGCCTTGGACGAGCTTGATCCGCGACATCAGACGATCCTCGGCATGCGCACGTAGACAGAGCGCCGGGTCAGGCCCTTGTTGCGCTCGATGACAGCCCGGTCGATGCCCGCCTTGAACTTGCTGGCGTAGTTCATGGCCTGCGTCGGGTCGTAGTAGGGCTGGTTGGGGGTGTCATACAGCCGGGACCGGGCCCCGTAGCCGATGACTTCCGCCCAGTACTGGTAGATGTTGTCGTCCACCTCGACGCTGTCCCGGGTCGGGCAGAGCGCGAGGTGCAGCCGCAGCGCGCCGGCGATGGCGGTGTCCGGCGTGGGCACCAGTTCGACATCGGTCGGGTTGTTGTGGGTAAAGAAGCAGGGCGTGCCGGTCTCGGTCGTCCAGTCCTTGTTGTAGTTCTCACGCAGCTCGCCGGACGTGACCGGGATCAGCCGGGCCTCGTCGTACCAAGCCGCGACGATCTGCACAGGGGTGGCCCCCTCGGGGGGCGTGATGTCGTAGGTGCCGACGCCGACAACCGACGAGATCGGGTCGTGGACGTACAGCCACATCTGGGTCTGGCGGCAGAACTCGATGCAGGCGTTGCGCACGGCGTTGACCGCCACGAACTCGGCGACGTCGTGGACGTAGGGCACCACCTCGGGGAGAAAGCTCTCGTATCGCGTGCTCACTTGGCCGTCCCCTTGCTCGCCGGGTTCGGCGGATAGAGCTGGAGATTGGGGTTGTTGGACAGCTGTGCCGCGTCGCCCTGCCCGAGCGCCTGCATGAACAGCTGGAGGTAGTTTGCGGCCACGCCTTGGCCGGCGGCGAAGTCGCCGTCTTTCTGGTGGGCCCGATACATGACGTAGTCGAACAGGGCCGAGTGATAGATTTCGCCCAGCGTCAGGTTGCTCGAGCCGGTGGTCAGGACAGGCGGCAGGACCGCGTAGACCATCTCCACGTGCCCGAGGCCGTTGTTCGGCGGGTAGACGTAGAAGGTCTCGGGCGACTGCGGCTCGTAGATGTAGTTCTGCACGATCGCGGACGCCGTGCTGGCGTGCCAAGTAGGCATGTAGCCGTCGAGCAGCTCCCGGCTGACGATACGGCAGGCCCGGCCGCCGGTGGTCAGGTCATCGGCGATGTTGCGGACTACGGTCAGCAGCATGTAGCCGTCGGAAGGGAGGGATTGCTTGGTCCCGGCGACCATCGCCACCACGTCGATAGTGCTGGCTGCGGAGGGAACATAGGACACAGCTGTGCGCTGTCCGTCTGACAGGTAGCTGAGCAGCTCGACGTCAGTCCAGCGCGGGGTAGTCCCGTTATCGACCAGCTGGTCACGGACCTTGTCGAGGATCGTCTGCGCTGTGACAGGCATGAGGGTCCTCGTAGTCAGGAGAGTAGGTGGTAGCCTACTCTCCTGCTTCGCGCCAGTGGTTTACAGGTACTGGCAGAGGACCAGCGAGGTCGACTTGATGGTGCTGTAGCCGTAGACGTTGAGGCCACGGATCAGGCGACCGAAGTCGAGCGGGTTGGCCAGCTCTTCGACCTTGGTGATCTGCGACGCGAAGGTGATCGCGGATTTGTGGCCGGCGATCATGGACTTGCGCGCCACAGCGTTGGCGGAGATGCCGGTGCCGGTGGTCGTGGTGTCGAAGTTCTGACCGGCCGCGGCGGTGGGCAGCAGGTTCGAGACGTACAGGTTGAACCTGTCGATCATCCCGATCTTGCCGTTCCGCAGGATCGACTGGCTGTCACCAGTGATGTACGCCTGCCGCAGGTCCGAGTTCATCAGCAGGTTGCGAACAGCCGGCGTGATGATCAGGAAGCGGTCGCTGTCGGGGACGTTCTGCTCGTCCAGAACGGACGCCATGGCGGTCATGGTGGACAGGACGTTCGAGGTCGACAGGGTCAGCGGGGCACCGCCCGACGGGTTGGTGGAGGCATGGTAGGTGCCGCCAGCGCCGCCGAGGTTGTAGGATGCGGAGCGAACACCGGCCAGCGTGCCACGGTTGTTGGTGGCAGCAGCGGTGTCAGCCGACATCTTCAGCAGGTCGGTGTCGATGGCGATGGCCATCTGCTTCGACGCGTCGTCGGTGAAGTGGTTCATCATCTTCGGATTGGACTGGTATTCCAGCACGTCCGAGACGGTGACGCCGAAGTACTTCGCCATCGAGATGTTCAGCTCGGTCTTGTCGGGGGTGGGGACCTCGTAGGAGAGGGTCGACCCGACGGTGTAGTTGCTGATCGCGATGGTCGGCGCGGTGTTGATGATGACCTTGTCGCCGAACGACTTGATCTCACCCTCGTAGTTGGTGTTGGCGATGTCGCCGAACACGGTGGTGGCGTAGAACTTGGCGTTCAGCTTGGACGACCACAGGGTCGGGATGAACGAGCCGCTATAGGCGGGCGAGGTGTTGAACGCGCCGGACGACGTTGCGCCGCCGGACGTGCCCGAACCGTTGACAGAAATGGCCATAGTCGTGATCTCCGAGAGGGGGTTGGGACACCTCGACTATGGCTGGAGCCTCACGCTGTGAGACGGCCTTGGGCCATTGCGAGGTCGATTTCGGCCTCAATACGCAGCTGCTCGGTTTCTTGGCCCTTGTACCTGCCCTTGGCCACGTCGGTGTAAAACGACTGGACCTCGGTCATCGACCAAGACTTGGCAGCATTCGACGGGGTGGCGGCGGCCGAGGCCCTCGCCGTGCCGGGCGCTGTCTGGGCCTGCAGCTCTCGCGGGCGAGCCGTTTGCGCGGGGCTGGCGGGGGTTGTCGCTGGGCGACTGCCGGCCTTGTACGCGTCAAACAGCGCTGCCGTGCGAGCCACATCAAAGCGTGCAAAAGCGTCGTCGAGGTACGCCTGCCTGACCACCCCGCTGAGCGGGTCTGTTTCCAGAAGCCAGTCAAGGAACCCTTGGTCCGCGTTCACCTCAACGTAGTCGGGCACGGAGCCCGCCAGCTGAGAGAGGTAGGACTGACGCTGAGACATGCTCTGCTGCTCAGCAACGCCACCGACTTGCGCCTTGAGGTGCGCGTTCTCCGCTTCCAGCTGGGCCAGTCGGGCGTCGTTGGCTTGGGCAGCTTCCTGCGCCGAGCGTTTCATCAACCCGATGAGGTCCGCGCCGTAGGCTTCGACGTCGGCGTCGGTAACTAGCGACTGTGCGGGCGCTGCCTGTGGCTCCGCCTTGGGGGCGGGAACCGAAGCGGCGGTCAGGTCGTTAACCTTCTGGGTCAACTCACGGACCTGCGCGTTGAGCCGGGGAACCTCCGCGTTGTACATGCCCTGCAGGCTGAGATAGCGCTGCTTGAAGGTCAGTTCTTCGGCGGAAGGGTCGGCTGCCACCGGGGTGGCCGCGGTCGCCGGCGGCTCCTGTGAGGTCGCTGCGGGTGGGTCGGCGGGGGCGTCGTCTGCGGGCGGTTGGCTCTGGGCCAGCTGCTGCTCGATCAACTCCGCTGCGTCCAGCTCTGCTTGGACCTGCTTGGGAAGCGCCATTTTAGTTCTCCTGCTCCGACTGCGGCTTGGCCGCCTCACGGTCTGCTGGGGTTAGAGCGTTGTCACGCCCAATTTGTCGAGGTCGTCACGGGCGTCGCGCACCATGGCCTCCAGCTCGTCCAAGCACTTGGCGCGGCCCTGAAGCTGTCGGAGGGTCGCCTCGTCAGAGGCTGCCACCAGTCGCTCAATCACCTTCGCCCGTTCCTCGGCGAGGAAACCGCTGAACACCTTCCACTCATTCATCCGGCTCAGCAGGTAAACGCTTCGCAGGACGTCAGCTGGGGGTGTCAACAGCATGGTCGGAACCTAGCGCGCACTTATTACAGCCGTCAATGGCTAACTTGACGGCGGGCTGAAGTTGTCGGTTGTCGGCGCGCCGTCGGCGAGGGTCTGGCCGGAGCCCATCCCTTGCGGGGCGGGAGGCGAACCCTGCTGCGGCTGCTGCATCATCTGCTGCGCGAGGAACTTTTTGCGCAGGGTGTCGAGCGGCGGCACCACCTTGTCGGTGTCCATGTCGAGGTTCTTGGCGGTCTCCCGCAGGATGGCCGCACGCCCCTCGACGCCCACGATCTGCATGTCGATCGGGTTGGACGTCGCCATCAGGAACTCGTTCCGGCGCAGCTGCGCGGTTTCCTTGGTGATCAGCGACGCCGCGCCGCGGGCCACGATCTTGACGTCACCCTTCAGGTCAGGGTCCTCGGCGAACTGCATGTTGTGGTCGTAGAGCCGCTCGAGCATGGGGGTCAGCACACCCATGTCGATGTTCGAGATGACCTGCTTGATGGACTTGCCCGCGTTGCTCATGAGCATCGACAGGCCGGACGCCGTCCGCCCCGCGCCGCCGGCGTTGTCGCCGGCCATGTACTTGGGCAGGCCGGAGTACTCGTCAGCCAGTGAGTTGAACTTGTCGAACACGGCCATCAGCTCGCCGATACGGCTGTCCGGCTGGAAGAAGTCGATCGGCCGGGAGTTGCCCCCCATCGGGTCGTCCTTCACCTGCCAGATGCGCCACGGCGTCACCTGCTGGATGTCCTCGCCCGTCGCCAGCCGGCTGACGTTGACGGTCACCTGCGGGCCCGAGGCGATGCCCATGTTGTTGACGATGGCCCGGGCCGCCGCATTGATCACCGTCTGGGTGTCGGCCAGCAGGTCGGCGATGGAGTTGCCCCACCAGTTCCCGGGCACGTCCTCGTAGGACGCCTTGTAGTAGGGCTTGCGGCACAGCGGGTCGTAGTTGAGCACCGCCTTGACGACGTAGGTGCCGACCAGCCACGCCTCGATGTGGTAGTCCTTCAGCGGGTCGGGCACGTCCTTCTCGTCCATGCCCCAGTCCAGCAGCTCTTGACCCTGCACCGGGCCCCAGAACTGCAGGGCGTCGATCAGCCCCTCGGAGTTTGTCGAGGTGGCCGTCTGGCCCAGCCCCGTGGCGTCGGCGATGGCCGTGGTGTCGATGGTCAACCAGTCGCGCAGGCCGCCCTTGCCGTAGGCTTCCAGAGCCAGCCGGATTGCCCCCTCGTCATAGCCCTCGACCCCGACCATCTCCAGCAGGTCCTGACGGGACAGCTGGTGCTTCTCGATCAGGTCGCCCTCGTTGACGTCCGTGGCCTGCGGCGACGGGTAGATGTTGAACGGCGACACCCGCTCCCAGCACGACACAAGCTCCTCGGTCATCTGGGCGATGGACCTGCCTGCCGGGCCCGGCACCCACTTCAGCACCTTGCGGCGGCGGATGACCGGCCCTTTAAGGATCGCGCAGGGGAATGTGGTGATGTCGTCGACGATGGCGTCCAGCGCCCGCAGGAACCCGCCCTCGACAAGCTGGTCTTCCATCTTGTCGGCCATCTTCTCAGACCGCTCACGCGCCTCGGCCTTGGCTTTTGCCAGCGCCTGCTCGCGGACTTCCTCCATCATCTCCTTGATGGCCGCGTCGTTGGGCGGCTGGCCCTGCATCGACGACTGCAGGATTGCCTGCGCCACCTCGGCGACCAGCGCCTCGTTGTCCTCGGGCGGCAGGTCCGGCACCGGCGTGGGTCGCAGGGTCCACGGGCGCTCGGTGCCCGTCGCCATCAGCACGTCCCGCAGCCAGCTGGCCGCGGCGCGGCATTTGACGGATGTCATGCCAGCATAGATGTCCGACCCGCCCATCGCCATGATGGCGCTGAGCTTCTCGGGCTCGTACTCCCCGCGCCGGGCCCGCATGTTTGCGAGCATGCGGTCCTCGACATCGCGCCGGGCTTCCCGGGCGTGGTCCCACTTGCGGCGGATATGGGCGGCGATGCCCGTGACCAGTGGCGCGGCCTGCCGGACCTCGGCGTTGCGGCGCTCCTCGTCCTGCACGACGGCCAGCGACACCGCCTTTAGCGGCCCGATCGAGATGGCGGCGTTGGTGTTGGGCATGGCCATCTTAAAGTCCTGTCGCCGCAGTCTGGAACGCCGTCATGGCCTCGTAGAGTGACAGGTGCTGCTCTGCGGTCATGCCTGCGCCGGCCACCACGTAGCCAACGGTCGCGGCGCGACCGTTGGCATAGTTGCCTGCCGAGTTATAGCAGCCCACATAGTGCTCGACCGTGGGCAGCGCGCCGTTTGCTGTCCCGAGCGTCTGGGCCCCCGATGCTGACACGATCCCGTTCTTGTAGCCGAGGCCCTGTGTACCGCTGCTCTGAGCGCACGTCAGCCCGACGCTCGTCGTCACCGACGTGGCCAGCGGTATGGTCGCCGAGCTAAGCCCGGCCTGCGCCACACTTGACCCGTTGCGAGGCACCAGCAGCTGGCCCTGCGTCGGGCCGTTGTATGATCCCATGACCCGGGCGTTGGCCGCCCCCACGTTTGTGCGCTCGTCAGCTCCGATGAAATAGTCGCTCGTCGTCATGACCGTCGCCGCCGACGGAATGAACCCCGTCCGCACGTAGCTCGACGTGCCGTTGAACACATACCCCGTTCGGGCCGTAAACGTCGGCGAGCCTGTGGTGGTGATCGTGCGGCTGGGCAGCGCCCAATCCTTCACTTGGTCCTCGGCCCACACGCCGTAGACCTGCAGCATGTCCAGCTTTGCCAGCACGCCGGTGGCGCGCAGGGTTGCCAGCGCCGCCGACACCGCGCTGAACTGACCTCCTGTCAGGGGTGTGCCGACAGCGGCGGCGTAGGCGTAGGCCGCCGGGTCGCCTCGACCGCCGGCCCGGGAGACGCGGCGTGCGGCGAGCATTAGACGCCCTCGCCGACCGAAAGGACCAGCGAGCCACCCGTGGTGTCGGCGATGTAGGCCAGCGTGCCCCCGACCTGCGGCACGGCGAACGCCTGAGTGGTGTACGGCTGCACGGCCATGACATTGCCGGCCCAAGCGCCGGGCACCGCCACAGATGCGCCGTACTTGAGATAGACCGGCTGCGGGCCGCCGTTGTAGGCGACCAGCACGCTCGCGCCCACGGGCACGGTCACGGTCTGGGACGAGGTCGTGCTCGTCAACTTGCTGGTGGACAGCGGCGTGAACGGTGTCATGGCAGGTCCTGTATGAGGGGAGTGCGTTGTCGCACGCTACCATGCGCCGGGGGGTGGCGCAATGTCACGTCCAGCCGACGTGGCTGACCTTCACGATTTCCCGCCGGGCGTCGGTCACCCGGCCTGTCATGTCCCCGCCGTCGGCGTGCAGGCAGGCGTACTGGTGGGCGTCGGCGATGTGGCTGTCCGGCCCCTTGTCGGGCGTCGGCTCCACGTTGCCGTCCTTTTTCATCTTGTAGCGGTAGCCGCCCCGCATGGCCTTCACCAGCGGCCGGCACCCCGGGCCCGGGTCCAGCAGGTATGCGGCCTTGCCGTCGATCTGGCGGCTGATGAACTTCTCCACGGCGTTGACCCGCGCCACGATGCTGTTCGTCCGCGCCGGCAGGGCGTGAAACCCCTCGGCCCGCAGGATGTCGTAGCATGTCCGCTCGTCGGTCTGCGAGCGCTGCACCCCGGCGGGGTCGCCCACCACCACGGCTCGCAGGCCCGGGTACTTCTGGGCCAGCAGGGGCTTGAGCTTCTCGTTCAGGAACCGCGTCAGCCCCATCCCCTCGCTCACGAGGCAGTCAAACGTCAGCAGCCGCCCCATCATGTCCACCTGCGAGATGCAGCAGGCGGGGGTGAGCCCGAAATCCATGCCGATGATGAGCGGCCGCTCCGTCGCCTTTATGGGCACGAGGGGGTTCTTGGCCACATGGAAGTCGGCCTTGAAACTGGGGAACACCGGCTGCCCCGAGAGCGACCGGCCGAACTTTGCGTGGATGTAGACGTCCACCCAGTCGGGGGACTTACCCTCGGCGAGGTTCTCATAGTAGTTCTGGGGCAGGTGCTGCACCCAGTCGGCCTCGGGGCTCAGGCCCGACGGCTGGAAGAACACCTCGGCGTTGACCGGCGGGTCGCTAAGGAACTTTTCCCAGAACGTGTCGGCATCCGGCGGGTTTGTCGCCCCCCACAGGTGCTGGTTCGGCGTCCCGTCGTCCGTCACGCACCCCTGAACCGGGTTTCCCTTGGCATCCACGCCCCACTCTGGGCGGTGCGGCACCATCATCCCGTCGGGATAGCGGCCCAAACGGCCCTGCAGGGCCTCGAAAATGAGGGGGTTGATCTCCCGAAACTCGTCCATCACACCGAAGGAAGCCTGCAGGGACAGCAGCCGCCGGACGTCATTTGTGTCGTCGAGCCCCCGAAAGAGCACCTCGCACACCACGTCGTCGAACCGCAGCTCGAACTTGTACTCGGTCTTGAGGTAAGTGCCGGCGATGTCTGGAGGAAACCACTTGAAAAGGTCCGGTATCGTGGTGTCCCGCAGCTGCTCGCGCGTGTTGCGGATGACGATGGCTCGCGAGCGTCGGATACCGTCGCGACAAGGGGCCATGCGCTTGGCGTGGTAGGCGATCTTCATCAGGGCTGCCGTGGTCTTGGTGCTCCCGACTGGCCCCACCGCCAGTGAGATGAACTTCTCGCTGGTCAGGAAGCCGGAGATCGACGGCGGCGGGTTGTAGGTGAGGCTGCTCACTCATAATCCTCCGGCAACGCCAGCTCGGCGTTGGGCGTGCGGCTGTCGTGCGTCAGCCACGCTGGGGCCGGCGGCAGCGCGTCGAAATCCACCTCCAGCGGGGGCGGCTGCGGGGTCATTGTGCCCTCGATCACCACCGGCTTGCCCCCGTTGGGGCTCGGCACGTTGATCGTGATGCTGAACCCCGCGCCTTGTTGCTGGAGGACGGGCTGGTTCTTGGGCTTCAGGTCGCCCAACTCCATGAGCGCCTTGCCCATGTCAAGGAGCACGGACGTCGGCGTCTCGTCGCTGATCATCCGCGGATAGACCTGATCCAGCCATTTCTCCACCAGCACGCGCGCCTTCTCGCGAATGAGCGAGCCATCGCGCCGGTAGGTGTCCATCACCTTCTGAAGGTCGTAGTCGGTGTCACTCATGCGCGCCTCAGTGGGTCTGGAAGTGCGCGTCCAGCAGACGCTGCAGGGCCGGGAGCGACATCTCGCTCATTTCCTCGTGGGTCGCCACCAACGGGCTGCACCAGCAGTCGCCGTTGCCGTTGAAACGGTGACCATGGCCCGGCCGGTGAACCACGAAGGCGTCGCCCTCCAGCATGATGTACTCCATCAGCGTCTCGGCGTCGATGGCGAAGGTGCGGCCTGATGTATTCGCCATGGGATCGGCCCTCTTTGGGGGAGTGTAGGGTTTTGGCAGGGCGCGGGCAAGGATGTCGAGGGCGGGGCTGCGAAAGTGGCGGGGTGTGGGGGTTTTATGGGCTTTTTGGTGGGAAAAGTCAAGAGGTTGACGGTTTTTGGGAAAAATAGGGGTCGCGGTTTATGGGTTACTTAAGACCCCCCTGCCCTCGGCCGCCCGCGGTCCCACCCCTCCCCCCGGCCCCTCACGGTGGCACGCCTTATCCGCGCAACCTATCCGGTCCCCTGCTAACCCCTTGAATTTGCTCACAAAAAAACGCGCTCGCTTCCCTGTACAGGAGGCGAGCGCGCGAAAATTTGGACAAAAAAATACCCCCCGGCCGCGAGGCCGGGGGGTGAAGGGTCCGGTTAGACGTTAGACCTTGGGTGCTCCGCCCTTCACGCCCTTGGCCTGCTTGGCGGCCGCGCCGTCGAAAGAGGTGAAGTACGCGAGCACCATGGCGCGGTTCGCCAGTACCACGTCGATCACCTTGCCAAGGGTGACGCTGTCATCCGCCAACCCAAACAGGAGCGCGCCGGCCGCCAGCAAGTCGGTGCGGGTGGCGACGACGGGGGGCGTGGGCGTGAATTTGGGCCCGGGAGCCCCAACCTTTTGCCCCGTCTCAAGACCTTGCGACTTGGCGAGCACGCCCTTGCCTTCGGTCGCCTTCGCCTTCCGGCCGCGCTGACCCGAGCCCGCAAGCGCCGGGATCACCCCCGCCGTCCGCAGGGCTGCGTTGCGCTTGGGGGAGCGCTTCACAATACCCTTGGGCTCCGCATCCGTGAACGTCACGGTGACGCCATGCGAGGCGCACAAGAACAGCGCCTTAGCGCCGGTCTTGAATGACGCCACAGATGCCACGACGGCCGCGTCCAGAACCCGGGTCAAGATGGGGTCGATCTTGGCTTGATAGGTATCGGCCGTCATGAAGGCGAAACCGGGCTTGGTCGCCCAGTCCGCCAGCAGCGCCTCGATCTGGCCCGTAGCGGTTTCCTTGGCCTTGGCGACGCTATCCGCGCCAGCCTTCGAGGTGGCGGTTAAGGCGACTTCGAAAGCCTTGAGGTCCGCGACAAACGGACCCTTGCTATTGTGGCCAATCCCGGCCCGGACCTTGGCTGCAGTGTTAGCGGAAGCCTTGGCGGCGGTCTTGGCGGTCTTGTTGATGGCGTTAGCCATGGTGAGGTCTCTTTCGGTTTGGCCGGTCGCGGAATGCGCCGGTCACAAGTAGATAGGGCCCCATCCGCCCACATTCAAGGGGGCGGCATTTACCGGGTAAATGCCAGCGCCGCGCCGCCCTAAGAGGAAACCGCACATGTGTGGGGCGCGCGGGCCGGGCAGGCGTAGGCGGGCATATGTGATCGTGGGTTGCACGAAAACATACCCGATCTGGGCATACCGCATCGAAATGTGGATAGACTGGGTTTCATTTTTGGACGGTGGAACTATTTGAAATACCCGATCAGGTTGCGAAATACACCCGGGGGCTGCATACATTAGCAACTGCGCATAAAACCCCGGCATGTATAGCGGAACATGTGGCCGGAGGGCGATATTTACGGTTATAAATCGGTCACAGGGAAATGAGCCGGAAATCCTTACGCCACGGGGGTTTGCCGGGGTCCGGGGCGGAGCCCCGATATTGGGCGACAATTGTGCAATTGGCGACGGGTTACGTGTATGTCATAAGAATCAACCACTTAGCCCGAACGGGTACCCTGCTAGGTGCGATGCACGCGGGGGGGCCGGCGGGAAGCCATCGGAGAAATCCAACGAAACCAATGGGTTAGGAAAAAAGATAAACCACAAAAGCTGTATTCATTGATTTGTTAGGTTGTAAAACCAATCCCACTTTTTTTGGTCCCTAATTTAGGGTTGTTTGGATGTGACCGTCCAGTTTACCCCCCATCCCGGCCAAAAATGGCCCCAAAACCCCGACACCCTCAAAAAAGGCGTACATCTTAGACATCTCTGGCAAGTCCCCGAAATCCCTACACTTTTTCCTCCAAAAACCACGATTCTCAACCATTTTCAGCGCGCATTCGTCCCCCGGTGGTGTCCCCGGGCGCTGCGCGAGCCCCCTCGTGGCGTTTCCGCTTGCGCACCCCTAAAAATCACGCTATGTCTGTGGGCAGACATAGCGTGAAGCGATTTACCGGGTAAATGGTCAAGCAGTTGACATTTCCCGGCCCCGGCCATAATCTCGCTTCATGCCCCCCACACCCCGACACCCTACCAACCCTGCGCCCACACCTGAGCCCGCCTTCGCCCCCGGCGACTGCGTGGCGCTCAAGCGCCGTCTGGCCCGCACGGCTACGCCCATACCCCACGAGCCGGGGTGGCGTCTCTCTGGCTCCAGCTACGCGATCGCCAACATTCACCCCGAAGGCTCCGTGGGGTGGGTGGTGAGCCTCTACCCCCGCGCCGAGCCCACGCACCCCCTCGCCTCCGATACCTTCGTCATGACGCCTGCGTGGATCATCCGCATGGTCGATGGCACCCACAAGTGGGTCATCGGCGACGACATTTACCCGGTAAATCCCCATGACTGACCACGACCTCGCAGCCCCCTTCGCCCTAGGTGACGTGGTCACCTGCGCCAACCCGTGGCGGCTGGACAGCATCACGGCCCTGACGGGTGGTCGCCTGCTGCGCACCCCGCCTGTCATGAAGTCCCCGTCACTGCTGGTGGTGATCGACCTTGCCTCCAGCACCTGCAAGTGCCGGCATATCGTCAGCGGCGAGACGTGGTGGTTCGGCTACGACGAGCTCCAGAAGGCCCCCACACCCTGACATACGGCATCCAGCCGTGGCCCCATCCATTAACACAACCATTGACATAGCATCACAAATGTGCCATAATACAGGTTGTGTTGAGAGACCCCTCCCAACCAGTGCCGGGCCCGACCCATTTACCCGGTAAATCCCTGACCCTGAAAGGACTGACACCATGACCACCCCGAACAACGGCTATGGCTACCGCGACGCCACCGACATCCTCGACGCCATGATGGCGGCCATGCGCAACCCCGCGCTTGAGTGGGGCCACATCGTGCGCCGCATGGCGCTGGCGGGGCTCGACCTCGTCAACGCCGCAAACCGTGGGGTCGAGGCCCCTGCCGCCGAGGCGGAGGCATACCACCTGATCGCCCGTGAGGGCACCCACTCGCTCCCCTCGGGTGGCGACATGGCGGCCGACGGACGTGGCCGCTACGAGGCCGAGCGTGCGATCTTTCTCGCCATGCGGGACGCCGTCCGCCTGCACTGGCGCGTGGTAAAGGAGCCGGCCATCGAGGCGGAGACCCGGGCGCGGAACATGCGCCGGATGGCCGAGATACTGCAGACCACCGAAATCCACGGGGGCAAGGGCCGTGGCTGATTTACCCGGTAAATCCCGCCCACGCCGCATCAAAGCCCACAACGGGCTCAAGGTCGGCGACTATGTCGTGTTTGGCAGCAGGCGCCAGTGGTTCGGATGGGTCGTCAAGTTCGACAAGTACCATAACTCGGGCATCTGGTACGCCACCATGCGGGGAGTGGACGGCAACACCTCGAACCACCGCCCCATCCACCTGAGAAAGGTCCCAACCCCATGAGAGTTCACAATACCAGCCTGCCCGTCGGCTCCCTCGTCCGCATCGTCGAGGGGGCTACCCCCATCAGCTACGTCGGCAAGGTGGGGTGGGTCCTCGACGGCCTGTTGCCGCAGGTCGTCAGGTTTGTCGACGGTGCCGAGCAGCAGGCCATGTGGGCCCACGAGATGGAGATCATCGATGGCTGACATCAAGATAGGCGACGTCGTCGCCATCAACGACAACGCCCACTTCAAGGGGTGCCTGTTTGTCGTGGTCCCGTGGGGCTCCGACAAGCTGCCCGAGGGCACGCACGAGCGGTGGCTCAAGCCCCTGCTGCCGCACCCCGCCCTCGACGCCGGCGTCATAGCCCATGGGGGTTTCACCCATGTCAGCCGGCTGACCCTCGTGGAGAATGAGCCATGAAACGCGGCACAAAACTGTATGTCGGCCTGCCCGTGCGGATCGCCGACACCTACGATGCCTACGACGGCTACGGCGAGCCCGGCTGGGTGGGGTGGATCGAGAACCTGTTCAGCATGTACCACAAGGACGCGCTGACGGCGGTCGACAAGTACTCGGCCGAGGAGGTGCGGCTGGCTGAAGCCCAGCCGGAGTGGACCGTCGGCGTGCGGTTCGCGAACGGAGGCCGGGCCCACTACCAGATCAGGAACCTAGAGGCACTGGAGACCGACGATGACTGACTTCAAGATAGGCGACTGGGCCCTCGTGCCCGTGAAACAATACAGCCGGGGCCAGCCGCCCTTCGCCCTGCCTGCCGCCGGGATGGTGGTGGATACAGGTCCCGACGGCGTCAAGCTGCGGTTCCTTGGCACGTTCGATCCCTCGCTCGCCCAGCGTGGTGACCCGGACGCGTATGCCAGCGGCGGCTGGTGGTTCAACGCCAACGAAGTAACCCCCATGCCCCTAGACCCCGAAGGAGAATGACCATGGTAACCACGACCCCCACACCCACCCACCATACCCGCCCCGCACCCATGTCCGCCGACACGGTCAGGCAACTGCTGTTCCACGCCATCGGCGAGGCCCTCGACGCTGCCCATCTCTGGACGACCGACGCCAGTGACAAGGTGCGGCGGGACCTCGCCACCCTGCCAGACACCCTGCTTGGCGACCGCTCCATCTCGGCCGCCCACATTGCACACCGCGTGGTAGCGTGCTGGGACACAACATGCCTGCTGCGCATGGCCCACGAGCGGAGGCCACTGGCATGGTGAGGCTCAAGCCCGGCGACCTCGTCCGCTACAAGTACGAGGGGGAGGAGCTGGGGGTCGTGGTCACCACCCACACCGGGGACGGCACCATCACGGTGCGGTTCCTGCTGGGCGTACCCTACTGGTGGGACAAGCCCCGCCTCAGAGACTACCCCAACAGCTTCACCTTAGTAGAGGACCCGTATTTACCGGGTAAAACAGATGACTGACTTCAAGATAGGAGACGTCGTGTGCTTCTCCAAAGGCTTGCCGCCCAGTCCCGAGTACCGCAAAAGGTACAAGGGCATGGTTGGTGTCGTGATCGAGTATCCGCCCGACCCCCCCTACTCGATGCAGGGCAACACCCCGGTGCGCCCGCTGGTGGCCGCACCCCCCGTCCGGGCACACTTGAACGAGGTCGGTAGGGATTACCTGTTGCTCAAGACCGCATGGCTACAACTCGTGGAGAACCCAGATGGCACGTAAACCCAGATCGAAACCCGCCCCCTCGACCGAGCCCCCGCCCCCGCTCAAGGAGGGGGATGTGGTCCGCATCACCGAGAGCAGGGGTGAGGGCCACACCTACATCGTCCAGCACTGCATCCTCACGCCCGGCACCTACGGGCACTGGGTGGCGTCGATCGTGATACTGGTGGGCAACCCTGCGAGGGACAACTGGACACGCCCCGCCCCCGGCCAGCTCACGGAGATGCGCGCCAGCGAACTGACAAGGATAGGAGGACCCGATGACTTTCCAACCGGGTGATGTCGTCGTTTGCTGCACTGCCGGCCGCTACAAGGACATGGTTTGCGTGGTCGTCGAAGACCGCACTCGCTTCCTGAACGGAGGCGTCGCCGTCCGTCCGCTGTGCCCGACACCCTACGTCCGCGACTACCTGCGGGGACAGGGCCGCACCTACCTGTACCTCTCAACCGATCACTTCAAACTTCTGGAGGAGACCCCATGACCTACGTCGTCCTGTCCCCGCAGGCCAAGGACCTGCTGCTGTCAATAAAAACCCGGGCGCTCACCGCCCACAACACCACCCACGGGTGGACCACCGACACCATGGTAGCCCGGGCCCGTGAGGACCTGCGCCAGCTGGAGCGGGAGGTGCGTGCGGCCTTGAAGGAGCTGCCGAGATGAGTGAGTTCAAGGTCGGCGACTGGGTGAGGATCAAGGGCAAGGGCGTGGACGGGCCTGTGAGGGGGCACGTCGCTGTCGTGGTTAAGGCAAACAACCCGGGACACTACCCCTTGCTGCTCCGACTGCTGGTCCCGCACCCGGACCCACACAAGCGGGCGGAATGGCCGGGCAACACATGGCCCGCTCACGACCGCGAGGTCGAACCCCTAGAGATGGAGAACCCCGATGACCCTGCATGACACCTGCTCGCTTGCTACCCAGCGCGCGTTCTTTACCGAGGTGCTGACCGGCCAGACCATCACAGGTCACAGCCGCCAGCTTGCGGCTGACATATCAGGTGACACGATCGCCGCCGTAGCAAAGACACTGGCTGCCCAAGGTTACCTGAAGGCAGCAGCATGGCTCTACTCACAGGTCCCGGTCGAATACTGTGAGGGGTCTTGACATAGACTGCAACTTCTGCTATACTATTAAAACGATGGGAACACACCCATCGCCAACCCCGCCGGGATTTACCCGGTAAATCACTGAAGGAACTACCCAATGAAACCCTCCGACCTTTCCAATGTCCTCCGCGTCATGATCACCGGCCGTCGCACGGTCATGATCGAAGGCCCCCCCGGCGGCGGCAAGACGCAGGTGGTGCAGCAGGTGGCCAAGTCCATGGGCCTGCCGATCCTGCTCTTCCATGCGCCGACCATGCTGCCCGAGCATGTCGCGCTCGGCATGCCGAGCGTTGACCGCCTGTCTTATAACTTCATCGCCAACTCCTGCTGGCCGCTGGAGGGTACCGACTACCCGGACGCTGGCGTGATCCTGATCGACGAGGCCCCGCAGGCGGACAACGCCATACAGAAAATCCTCGCCAACCTTGTGCAGGAGCGGGAAATCCACGGGCACAAGCTCAAGGCTGGCTGGTCGATCGTCATGACCGGCAACCGCGCCAGTGACAGGGCCGGGGCCAACCGCATCCTGTCCCACCTGCGCAACCGCATGACGACGCTGACCTACGATGTCAGCCTCGACGACTGGGTGGCGTGGGCTATCCCGGCCGGTGTGCGCATGGAGTTGATCGCGTTCTTGAGGTTCAAGACCGACCTGCTGCACAGCTTCGACCCCAACCGGGACATCAACCCCACGCCCCGTGCGTGGGCCGAGGGTATCTCGCCGTTCATCGGCCAGCTGCCCGAGCACCTCGAGTACGAGCTGTTCGCCGGAGCTGTCGGCGAGGGCCCGGCCGCAGAGTTCAAGGCCCACATGCGGATGTGGCGTGACCTGCCCCGCATCTCGGACATCCTCAAGGCCCCCGACACCCACCCGGTGCCGGAGAAGCCGGACATCCGGTTCGCTGTCGCCAGCTCGCTGGCCATGGCCACCACCGAGGCGAACTTCGCCGACGTGATGACATTCGTGAACCGCCTGCCCGCCGAGTTCTCGGCGGTCGTCATCGGTGACGTGGTTGCCCGCCTGCCCAAGCTGCAGGAGAGCAAGACGTTCATCAAGTGGGCCATCACCACCGGCAAGATGATCGCCGGGGCCTGATACCCCATTTACCCGGTAAATCAGGGGCCCCATGGTGGGGCCCCGCACACCCAAGGAGACTACCACATGACTTCCCTCGCAGATCGCGCCCTCCTCGTATCGCTCAACATGTCGCAGTGGTCCGCCCGCAAGCTGGACAAGCGCGAGACCCTCGACGTCGCCGCCAAGCACGGCATCCGCAACGACGTGGCCCGGGTCAACAAGTCCCTGCTGCCCGGCGCTGCCAGCCTCGCCGACCTGCAGAAGCTCACCGGCGAGGTGCGCACCTACTTCCTCGCCAACACCCTGCCGTGGGGCCCGGTCGCCCGCATCTGCAAGGCGGTCGGCTACATGGCCTTCGCCAAGCGGCTCGGCGACTACAAGTCGCAGTGGGAGGGCGTCGCCGACCACTTCATGCAGGACTACCCCGCACTCAAGGCGGCCGCACCCCAGCGGCTGGGCGGCATGTACAGCGACGCTGACTACCCGTCGGTGTACGAGCTGCGCCGGCGGTTCCGGTTCGAGGTGGCGTTCATGCCGGTCGGCGATGACTTCCGGGTCTCGCTCGGCGACGACGCCATCAAGGACCTGCGTGAGCAGCTGACCGCACAGATCAGCGCCAACACCGAGGAGGCCATGCGTGAGGCGTGGTCACGCATCCACGACGTGGTGGCCAAGGCCCACGAGCGCCTGTCCGGCCCGGAGAACGTGTTCCGTGACAGCCTCGTCGAGAACGCGCAGGAGTTGGTGAGCATCCTGCCCAGCCTCAACCTGACCGACGACCCTCACCTCGAGGCCATGCGTGTCAGGCTGCAGGGCTCGCTCTGCGCCCACACCCCGGGCCAGCTGCGGGTCCAGCCGCACAAGCGTGAGGCCGTGGTCGACGAGATGGCCGACATGATGGCAAAGATGGAGGAAATGTATGGCGCTCGGTGAGTGGCGTCACCGCCGTCACGTCCGCCCCGAGGGGACCTTCAGCCAGTGGCACCCCGAGGTGCCACACCCCCCTCGGGTGTTCATCGAGCAGTGGGAAAAGAACTACTGGATCGTCACCCGTGTCGACCCGCTCACGAACATCCTGATCACCAAGGGCCGGGGCAAGACCATCTCCGGCCCCTTCCCTGACATCACCTCGGCCAAGGCTGCGTTCGAGGTAATGCAAGCGTTCGGCGCGCTTGACAGCTATGCCTATCCGCCGTAGTTTTAGTTACCCAATTCTTTACACCCCAACCTGAAAGGCTACCCCAATGTCCATGGACAAGATGACCAAGGCCCGCGGCCAGCTCATGCTCTGGCACGCTTTCTTCGCCACCCTCATGCTCAAGATGCCCCTCGTCGAGAGCACCACGATCCCCACCATGGCGACCGATGGCAAGACCATCTGGTTCAACCCTGCCTTTGTCGACAGCATGTCTGTCGACGAGACCGTGTTCGTCTGCTGCCACGAGGTCATGCACTGCGTGTTCCAGCACATGCTGCGCCGTGGCGACCGTGACCCACAGAAGTGGAACATCGCCGCCGACTATGTGATCAACGACATGCTGATCAAGGCAGGCGTCGGCCGCATGCCATCCATCGGGCTCAACGATCCTGACCTCGTCGCCCGTGGCAAGGACACCGTCGGCGTCTACAACCTCCTGCCTGACCAGCCCAAGGGTGGTGGCGGCGGTGCGTCCGGCAACGGCACGGCCTTAGACGAGGTGATGGATGCGCCCGGCGACCCGTCGGAGGCTGCCGCCATGGCTGCCGAGGTCAAGGCTGCCGTGGCTCAGGCTGCCAACGCCGCCAAGATGCGGGGCCAGCTGCCGGGCGACATCGCCCGCATGGTCGACGAGCTGCTGAACCCCAAGGTTCCGTGGCAGGAGGTGCTGCGCCGCTGGATGACGTCCAAGATCAAGGACGACTACAGCTACGCCAACCTCAACCAAGTCTACCTGACCTACGACCTGCTCGTCCCCACCCGGGACGGCGAGGGCATGGGTGAGGTGGTCATCGCCGTCGACACCTCGGGCTCCATCGGGGCCAAGGAGCTGGCCGCGTTTGCCGCAGAGATGCGCGCCATCCTCGGCGACTGCTCGCCCCGTCGCACCCACGTCGTCTACTTCGACAGCCGGGTGCAGCACCACGACGAGTTCGGCCCCGACGAGGAGCTGACCGTGGCTGCCCATGGCGGCGGCGGCACTGCCTTCTCGCCGATCTTCAGCTACATCGACAAGGCAGGCATCGAGCCCGCCGTGACCGTGGTGCTGACCGACCTGTGCTGCAACGACTTCGGCCCAGCCCCTGCCTATCCGGTGCTGTGGGCGACCACCCAGTCCGGCAAGGCCCCGTGGGGCGAGATCGTCGAGATGTTCTGACCCGGGATTTACCCGGTAAATCCACAGCTTGAAACACGAAGGACACCACTCTAATGTCTATCCCATCCCGTGGAGGGGTCACCCGCCAAGCCGGTTCCGAGGCGGTAGTATCACCGGCTGCGCTCGATCAGAATACTCCTTTCGCTGAGGCGAGCGCCGTCGCAGGGGCCGACGTTAAAGCCCCGCCCCGCCCGAGCATGGCGGACATCCTGAGAGGGGTGTCCCACCGCTACCACATCCCAGCGGGGCGCATCGCCGCCCCGCTGGAGCGCGACGCGCCCCGCCCCCGTGGGCTGATCGTGCTGGCCCGCAACGAGGCGTGCTGGCTGATGCGCCAGCAGGGCTACAAGTTCACGCAGATCGGCAGGTTCATGAACCGCCACCACAGCTCGATCATGCACAACTGCACCCAGCACGCAGCGCGGCTGGCGAGGACCGACGAGATGCCGTGGATCATCATGCGCACGTCGGGGCAGCGGGCCTACGCCGCCCCCGTCGGCTATGTGAAACCCTACACACGCTCACTCGACCGGGCCCGGCGCTGGCACACCTACGAGGCGGCGCTGCAGCTGTGCGAGGACAACGAGCGCGTCGTCCACGCGCTGGAGGTGACGTCATGAGCCCGCTACTCGAAGCCTTCGACGTCGAGACCACCGGGGACCGGGAGGGGGCAGGGCTACAGCCCTACCTCGCCCGGTCGGGCGCTGCCTACATGACCATGTGCGCCATGGCCTCGCCTGTCACCGGCGCTGTCTGCCTGCGCCGGCCGGACAAGGCGACCCTGCGTGCGTGGCTGGTGGACTGCGCCGATCGTGGCGTGACCATCGTCGGGTGGAACACCCCGTTCGACATGGGCTGGCTGATCGCCATGGGTCTGCGCGAGGAGGTGTTCGCCTGCAAGTGGGCCGACGCCATGCTGTGGTGGAAGCACTGCACCGCCGGCCACCCCATGGCTGACGGCGTGCCGAAGTCCTACGGCCTGAAGGATGCCGTCCGCCAGTTCATGCCGGGCATGGCAGGCTACGAGGACGGGGTTGACTACGACGACCTGTCACCCGATGGCCTCGACAAGCTGGCAACCTACAACAAGCGGGACGCCGTCTATACCCTGTGGCTGGCCAACACCTTCTGGCACATGATGTCACCCGAGCAGCGCGTTGCCGCCCGCATCGAGGCGGCATGCCTGCCCATGGTGGCCGAGGCCAACGTCGAGGGGCTGGTGGTTGACAGGAACGCAGCCGCCACGTTGGCGGAGAAGCTGCTGGATGACGCCACCCTTGCCCACGTGAAGCTGTCGATGGCATGCGGCGGACCCGTCGACGTCGAGGTGCTGGCGTCGCCGACCAAGCTGCGTGACCTGCTGTTCAAACAGTGGGGCCTCAAGCCTGTGAAGCAGACCGAGAAGGGGGCCGACAGCACCGACCGTGACAGCCTCAGCCAGCTGGCGTTCGAGGACCCACGCGCCGGCCTGCTCAACGACTATCGCGAGGCCACCAACAACCGCACCAAGTTTGCCTTGGGTGCGGTCAACTCGTCCAACTACAACGACGACGGCCGGGTCAGGCCCGCCGCCCGGGTGTCCGGCACCTACACTGGGCGCATGACCTACAGCTCGTCGATCCTGAAGGGCAAGGCGCAGAAGCCGACGGGCATCGCTCTCCACCAGTGGAAGCGAGACCCTGCCTTTCGTGACGTGATCCTCGCACCCGACGGCTACACCTTGATCGAGGCCGACTGGTCCGGGCAGGAGTTCCGCTGGATGGCGGTGCTGTCCAAGGACCGGGAGATGATCGCCCGCTGCATGCCGGGCGAGGACGCCCACGCGTTCATGGGTGCGGCCATCTCCGAGCAGAACTACCACGCCATGATGGACGCCGTGAAGGAAGGCGACAGGCAGGCCAAGCAGTACCGCCAGATGGGGAAGGTCGGAAACCTCTCGTGCCAGTACCGCACCAGCCCGCCAACCCTGCAGCGCGTGGCGCGTGTGCAGTATGGGCTGGACCTGACGCTGCCGCAGGCGCGCGCCATCCACGCCACCTACCGCTCGACCTATCCCGGGGTGCCCACCTACTGGGCCCGCCAGAGCAAGACCGCACGCATGGAGGGCTACGTCACCACCGTCGCCGGCCGGCGCATCCACACCGGCAAGGGCGACACGTGGATCAGGCCCGACGCGGCCGACCCCTCGGGCTGGGCCGACTGGTCATGGGCCATGGAGAGCACGGCTATCAACGGCCCCGTCCAAGGCACGGGTGCTGACCAGAAGTACCTCGGGCTCATGGCCCTGCGCGACTGGCTGCCCAAGTTCGACGGCCGGTTTTCGTATGAGCTGCACGATGGTGTGTTCATCATCGTGCCCGACCGCTACGCAGAGAAGGCCGCTCACCAGATCGGCCACCTGCTGGACAACCTGCCCTACAAGAAAGCGTGGGGCGTGGACCTGCCTGTCGCCTTCCCTGTCGACGTGAAGATGGGGAAGTCGTGGGGCTCGATGACAGCTGTTGAGAGGAGCTAGGCGATGGACATGGTGGGGCACTACGTCACGCAGCGGGACGCGGCACGGTTTAACAGGCTGCAGGACGAGGTGTACAAGCCTGTGTTCCGCATGATTGACAGGGCGGGTCACACGCAACTGGCAGCGCGTCAAGCGCTATCCCTTGTCGGCCTTCTGTTCGGCGGACTGTCTGTGACGTTGATCTGTCTGGCGACACTGGAGCAGCAAGGTGTGACCCGCGTCCACTGGGGCGGGGCCGCCGGCCTTGTCGGCGCGGTGGTTGCCATCGCAGGGTTTCTCGCCTTGAACTTCTGGCTGAGCCTGCGTCGCCTCCGCCGTGAGGCGGCCCTGCTCTGGGTGAAGATCACACTCAGTTTCCCCTACGCCATGGAGGCCGACGACTGGTGCCTCACGCAACTGAAGGAGCTTGCCTATGACTGACCCAACCAACCCCGAGAGAGGCACGCCCGCATGACCGTCATCGCATGGGACGGCAAGACCCTCGCCGCCGACCGCCAAGGCACGAGCGGCAACCTCATCCGCAAGGTCACCAAGATCGACCGGATGGGGAACAACCTCGTCGCGTTCGCCGGCGACCTCGTCTACGGCCACATGCTCATGCACTGGATGCGTGGCGGTGGTGAGCCGGCCGACTGGCCCAAGCAGCCCGGCGAGGAGAACTGGTGCGCCCTCACCGTCGTCACCCGGGTGTGTATCCTGCACTACTGCGGTGTACATATCCCTGCCGTGTTCCCGCTGGGTGTACACTTCGCTGACGGGGTCGGCCGGGACTTCGCGCTCGGGGCCATGGCTGCCGGGGCTGACGCCCGCCGGGCGGTCGAGATTGCCAGCGAGCTGGACACTTCCTGTGGAGGAGGGGTGGATGCCTACGAGCTTCTCTAAGACCCGCATCGACCAGATGGCAGCCCTGCCACTGGGCCAGTGGCGGCGGGTGCAGCGCATCGTGCGCGACGAGCTACGCCATGGGGATGTCCCCATGGAACGGTTGCACTACTTGTTCGAGCCCTGTAGTGTCAAGGTTATCACCGCCGAGCTTTGGCGGGTTACAGAAGTGCAGGTGCGCGTCCGTCGTAAGACACGGATTGTGCGCATGAAGGCTGAGCTACAAGACTTTGAGACCATGAGGCGCACCCTGTACATGCGCCGTCACCGAGCCAAAAAGAAAGCAGAGGCAGCCAATGAGCGCACTCCGAATACCTGACAACCTACGAGCAGAGCTGGACGCGACCGGCCTGCCGTGGGAGATCACTGCCAAGAGCAGGCACCGCGCCGTGGTGCCTGCCGGCCGGCTGGTGGGCATCTTACCGATGAACCCCCGCCTCTCCAAAAGCGTGGGCGACAGGTCATACATGAACCTGCTCGGCCAGATCAGGCGAGCCGCGAAAGAGCTGAAACAATGAGCCGCATTGCGTGGTCCTACTCCGTCCTCGACAGCTTCGAGACCTGCCCCCGTCGCCACTACCTGATCAAGGTCAGCAAGCAGGTGACCGAGAAACCCTCGGACGCCATGACGTGGGGCAACAGGGTTCACCAAGCCCTCGACAAGCGGCTGACCGGGCACACCCCCCTGCCCGACACCCTCAAGGAGTACGAGCCCCTCGCTGCGTCGGTCATCGCCCGGGCCAAGGGTGGCAAGCTGGTCAGCGAGCAGCAGATGGCCATGACCGCAAACTTCGGCGCGACGTCGTGGTTCGCCAAGGATGTGTGGGTGCGTGCTATCACGGACTTCACGATCTTCAAGGGGAACAAGGCGTTCATCGGGGACTGGAAGACCGGCCGGCCCACGCCTGCCTCCGCGCAGCTGAAGCTGACGGCCGGGATCACCATGCAGCTCAACCCCAAGATCGACAAGGTGGTCAGCGCGTTCGTCTGGCTGAAGGACGGCACCACTACGCCCGAGACCTTTACCCGCGAAGAGCTGCCCGACATCTGGCAGCACTTCGCCCCCCGTGTGCAGCGGCTGGAGATCGCCGCTCGAGACAACAACTATCCCCCCAAGCCGTCTGGACTGTGCAGGGCATACTGCCCTGTGGGTAAGCATCTTTGTGAACATTGTGGAGAATAACCGTGGCCCGCTTCATTCAACGAAAGGACATGCAGGTCCTTCAGTACATATCCCTCGGCCTGACGAAAGAGCAGGTCGCCCTCAAGATGGACCTGTCCATCGACCGGGTGAACAAGCTCCTGTCCTCAGCTCGCGAGTACAAGAGACGCCTGCCCGAGCTGGTGGGTGGGAACGACCCCGAGTTCATCAAGGCGCACCAGCAGCTGCAGCCACGCACGGCGGCGGCGCTCGAGCGTGCGGGTATCCCGCTCATGCGGTTCAAGGGACTGGAGCCTGACGAGATCACCTCAATACTGGTGGAAATCCCGCGCTTCGGCCCCCGCGCCATGCACGACCTGATCCGCCTTCTGCCGAAGCTGGTCGTCCGATGACCCCGGAAGCCAAGGTCAAGACCAAGATCAGGGCCTACCTCGCCAGCATCCCGGCGGTGTGGTACTGCCAGCCTATCGGCGGGGCCTACTCGTCCCATGGCGTGCCCGACATTGTGGGGTGCGTTCGCGGGCAGATGTTTGCCATCGAGGTGAAAGCCCCGGGCAAGAGCCGCACCGTCACACCCCTGCAGCAGCGGCAGCTGGAAGCCATCATGCAGGCGGGCTCGCTGGCCATGGTGGCCGAGAGCGTCGATCAGGTCATCGCTGCCTTCAAGGAGGTCGGGTTCCATGTGGACTAGCTTCATCGCCACCGTCGTCAAACTTCTGGCCGCCGTCGCCGCGGCCTTCCAAGAGCGACAGCTCATCAACGCAGGCAGAGCCGAGCAGTCGGCAGCCACACTTCAGGAGACAGTCAATGACCTCACGATCGCCGTACAAGCTCGGGATGATGCGGAACGCAACGTGGCTGCTGGCGGGGCTGGCCTTGCTCCTGATGGCAGCGTGCAAGACGACGGCTTCCGTCGAGACTGAGCCGCCGTCCGCCATGTGCGTGGCGTTCAAGCCGATCTACTGGTCGAAGGATGACACCGTCGACACCCAGAAGCAGGCTGTCGCGCACAACGCCGCGTGGAAGGCGCTGTGCTCCAAGTGATCATCTCCCGCAAGAGCCAGAAGCTGGTGCTCAAGCTGAAGGACCCGGCCCGGGTGACGACCGTCATCCCGTCGGCCAAGGCGTTCGACTACCACGGCATGACCATGGTCTCTGTCCCCCACAACGTGGCCGAGACCCGGGTGCTGCGGAACCTTGGCATCAACGCGCCGTCGCCGACCGAGTACCACTATGACTGGTCCGGCGAGTACAAGCCGTTCCATGCACAGCGTGAGACGGCAGGGTTCCTGAGCCTCAACCCCCGCGCCTTCGTCCTGTCGGACATGGGGACCGGCAAGACCCTGTCCACCCTGTGGGCGTTCGACTACCTGCGGTCCATCGGGATGGCGAGCAAGATGCTGGTCATCTCGCCCCTGTCCACGCTGGAGCGCACGTGGGCGGACGAGGTGTTCCGTCACTTCCCTCACCTGCAGACGTCCGTGCTTCACGGGGCATCGGCCCGCCGTCAGAAGATGCTCGACCTAGACGCCGACATTTACCTGATAAATCATGACGGGGTGAAGGTCATGCAGGACGCACTGGTCGCCCGCACTGACATCGACACCATCGTCATCGACGAGATCGCGTCGTTCCGCAACGCCCGCACCGGGCGTTGGCGGTCACTCAACGCCGTGTGCCGTGGCCGCGAGCGGCTGTGGGGCCTGACCGGCACGCCGACACCCAACGCACCCACGGATGCTTGGGCCCAGTGCCGCATCATCTCGCCCGAGCGGGTGCCGAAGTTCTTCGGCCGGTTTCAGGACGCCGTCACCCGCAAGCTGGGCCCCTTCAAGACCGTCGCCCGGGATGACGCCACGACCATCGTGCATGACGCCATGCAGCCTGCCATCCGGTTCACCATGGATGACTGCATCGACCTGCCCGAGTGCGTCTATGTCGAGCGGGAGGTGCCCATGACCAAGGAGCAGGCCCTCGCCTACAAGACCATGGCGGCCAAGCTGGTGATGGAGCTGGGGACCAGCCAAGTCGTGGCCGTCAACGAGGCGGTCAAGATGTCCAAGCTGGTGCAGATCGCCTGCGGCGTGGTGTACGGGACCGACGGCGAGGAGGTCATCCTCGACAACGACCACCGGATCGCCGTGGTCCGTGAGGCCATCGAGGAGGCGGGCACCAAGACCATCGTGTTCGTCCCCTACAAGAGCGTGCTCCGGCGCGTGGCCGAGCAGCTGAGCGCAGACTACGAGGTCTGCGTGATCAGCGGCGACGTCAGCAAGTCCGACCGGGACGCCGTCTTCAGCGCGTTCCAGAACGACAAGAGCGGGCCGCGCGTACTGGTGGCACAACCAGCCGCCATGTCCCATGGCCTGACCCTGACCGCTGCGTCCACCATCTTGTGGTATGCGCCGGTCACCAGCAACGAGACCTACCAGCAGGCCAACGCCCGCATCTCGCGGCCCGGCCAGAAGCACAGCCAGCTGATCGTCAACGTCAGCGGCAGCCCGGTGGAACGGAAAATCTACCAGCGCCTCCGCCAGAAACAGTCGATGCAAGGGCTGCTTCTGGAGGCGGTGCATGGTTGACACCTGCCCCCAAAAGTGTAAACTGCTTGACATAAGGAGAGCCCAATGAAAGACCTCGTGGAGAAGTACATCAAGCTGCGTGACGCCAAGGCGGCGCTGGCAAAACAGTTCAAGGAAAAGGCGGCGTTGCTCGAAGGTCCCATGGACAAGATCGAAGCGCTGATCCTGCAGGAGTTCGGCAAGCAGGGCATCGAGAGCGCCCGCACCGACAGCGGCACCGCCTACAAGTCGGTGCGCACGTCCGCCACAGTGGCGGACTGGGAGGCCACGCTCGGGTTCATCGTCGAGAACCGCGCGTGGGAAATGCTCGAGCGCCGCGTCAGCAAGGAGGCCGTCGTGGCCTTCCGAGAAGAACACGATGATCTGCCCCCGGGCGTGAACTATCGTGAAGAGATCACCCTTAACGTCAGAAGGTCCTAAGCCCATGGGCAACATCATTCCATTCGAAGATAACGGCAACGTGCCGGCACACATCCGCAAGCGCCACGCGCAGGGGGGCGGCAACGCTGACCTGTCCGGCGGCGTCGGCCTTGGCTACCCGATCATCTCGTACAAGGGGAAGGTCTGGCACGTGGTCGAGAGCGGCAACCGCGAGCTGGTGATGAACGACGAGGGCGAGCCCCGCGCGTCGCTGGACGTGGTCATCCTGAAGGCCAACGGCGTCCTGTCCAAGGTCTACTACCCGGACGGCTACAGCGAGGGGTCCAACGAGAAGCCTGCCTGCTACTCGAACGACAGCGTGAAGCCCGCCGCTGACGCCAGCGACCCGCAGGCCGGCAAGTGCGCCATCTGCCCCCACAACCAGTGGGGCTCCAAGATCACGGAGATGGGGTCCAAGGGCAAGGCATGCTCCGACAGCCGCCGTCTGGCCGTGGCCCCGGCCGACGACCTGACCCGGTCCATGCTGCTGCGTGTCCCGGCTGCCAGCCTGAAGGGGCTGTCCACCTACGCCGAGCTGCTCAACAGGCGCGGCGCACCCTATCAGGCGGTGGTCACGCGCATCGGGTTCGACCACACCGTGGCGTACCCGTCCCTGACCTTTAAGGCCCTGAACTGGCTGGCCGAGGCGGAGGCTGACGCCGTCGACGAGCTGGCGTCGTCCGAGACCGTGCGGCAGATCACCATGATCGAGCAAGGCGACGGCGGCACCGACACGGCCGCCAGCGTGGACGAGCTTGGGCCCCGGCCTGAGCGCGCTGCCAAGGTGGCCGAGCCTGTCCCGGCCAAGGCGAAGGTGGCCGCGAAGCCCAAGCCTGCCCCCGAGCCCGAGCCCGAGCCCGAGGATGAAGCCCCGGTCAAGGCCGAGGCCCCGGCGGTCCGCGCCAAGGCCGAGCGTAGCGTTCTGGAGGAAGCCGACGCCTCCCTCGACGCCATCCTCGCCATGCTGGACGACGACTAGGCCATGCTTGTCGAGACCCTTGAGAGCGCGGGGCTACAGCCCAACGACATCACGCGCCACCTCGCGGTCACGCGGGCGACAGCCAGTGCGTGGCTCAACGGTCACACTCAGCCGCATGCATTGCATGCGGCTGAGGTCGACAGGTTCCTTGACGCGGTGCGTCGGGCAGTAGAAGCTGGAGAACTGCCCGCCCCGAAAGACATGCCCCGCCTCGAGCGTCGGCGTCGGATCGACGGGGTTTTGCGGAGATACAAGCAGCCCTGATCAGGTAGCGTTTGGGAGAGCGACACCACCAATGCAAGTTCAAGATTTCCTCGACGCCGTGCTACCCACGGCGGGCATCCGCTGCGCTGGAGCGCTGGCGGCGGGCCGGTTTACAAATGTGTTCGGGCCCGACAACGCGTGGCTCGAGCGGTCAGCCGCCCGCCTCGACAGCCGGGCCGTCGATGCCTACTACGCCCTGTCCACGTTTGCCTCGGCGAACGGCGGACGCAAGCAGGCCAACGTGGCTGCGGTGCGGGCCTTCTGGCTGGACATCGACACACGCGAGAGCAAGCCACGCGAGGCATACGCCGACCGCAAGGAGGCCGTCCGTGAGCTGACGCGCTTCTGCGCCGACCTCGGCCTGCCTGCCCCATGGCTGGTGTCATCAGGCTATGGCGTCCACGCCTACTGGCCCATGTGGTCAGACATGCTGCCGGGCGTATGGCTCGAGACCTCGTCGCTGCTCAAGGCAGCCTGCAAACAGTGGGGCCTCGCGGCCGACCCGTCGCGTACCTCTGACAGCGCCAGCGTCCTGCGGATGCCGGGCACTCACAACTACAAGGGCGGCGGCCGACGCGCTGTCACGCTGCTGCGGGGCGGCCCTGTCGCCACCCGCGAGGACTTCCACAAGGCGCTGGTGGCCTACGTCACTGACGTCCCTGTCCTGAAGGGCTCGTCGGCCGGCGTCCCCAACATAAACGCGGACCTGATCTCCACGCCTGACTACCCGCCGTCGTCGGCCCATGTCGTCGCCGAGCACTGCGGTGTCATCCGCCTGTTGCGGGACACAGCCGGGAACGTCGACCAGCCCACGTGGTTCCACGGGCTTGGCGTTATCGCCTTCACTGAGGAGGGCGAGGATGTCTGCCACGCTTGGTCGGCCGGGCACCCTGAGTACAATCAGGCCGAGACGACAGCCAAGGTGGCGCAGGTCAAGCGGTTCAATCCCACCACCTGCCGCAAGCTGTCGGACTTCCAGCCAGCCATCTGCGCGGCCTGCCCGCACAACGGCAAGATCACATCACCCATCACCCTCGGAACCTCGAAGGGTGAGCCGCAGGTCCTCCCCACCCCGACACCCATTTACCCGGTAAATGCCCCCGCCCCCCCGCCCCTGAC